TTTTTTTTTTTTTTTTTCGCGAGGGATGGGCGGCAGCCCAGCGCGAAGCGACAGAAGTGCAGAAACTGGTTTCTGCCGGGGAATCCAAAGGGGCAGCGCCCCGTTGGTGGGGGAATCCAAAGGGGGCGAAGCCCCTTTTGGTGGTGGGTTTTTCGTGTTTCCTTGCGCCCCTTTTGGGGTGTGGGTTTTCTTGTCTTTTGGGTTTCCTTCCCCCCCCCTCGGGTCGGCGCTCTTGTAGCTGCTTCTTCCTTCTTCCTTTTGGGGTTGGGGTTGGGGTTGGGGTTCGTGGCTTTCGTGCCCCAATTGTGTTTTGCGTTGTGTTCGCTCCCTAGCGGTTTGGGGTCGTTCGCTTCGCTCACTCCCCCCAACGCGCAAGTTCGCTCATTAATACCCCTTGCGTACAAACTAAAACTCCCCATACTGTCGGCAGTCAACTTGGCGCTCGACTACCCAAAATTTTGCAATTACAGTCCCAAAATTTGACAAAATAAAAAAAATGTGGTAAAATAAAATTAAAAAACCATAAAAATTTGAAGAAAGGGGTAAAAAATAGAAAAAGGGGTAAAAAATAGAAAAAGGTGGTATGCGCAATTTTCATTCCACTTCAAATTTTCCAATACGTCAAATTTTCAATTTTGTCAAATTTTGGCAAAACCTATTGTCCCAACCGAAGAAAAAATTATTCCGCGCCCAAAATTTGAAATTCGCTTCGCGTTGTGTATTACTGCTTGTCAAATTTGGGCGCTTGGAACTCCGTTCCATTTTCCGACCGCGCGCTCGTGGGAGTCCTCGTGTCGCAGCTCCTACCCAGCTCCTTTATATGTAGCTTTTTTACACTCCTAGTATTATAGGCGCCACTTTGTTAAAAATTTAACAAACTCGCCCATGGGGACTCCGTCCCGATTGTCAAACGGTTGACAAAGTCGCCGGCTCGAATTTTCGGCAAATAAAAATAGGGCATTTCTGCCCTACGAAAATTTTTCAATTTTTAAGTTTTCTACGCCTTAACGGCATAAACCTTATGAATGTTCTTTCCATCCTTTACAAGTTCAGATACTAGCTTACCCTCTTTTTCGAGTGCGGTTAGAAGTGCGCTAGCCTTTGGACGGCTAATGTCGAACTTTTCCGCAATTGCGCCAGCGGTGAAATTACCTTTTAGGTCTGCGATTTTCTCCCATGCCTGCGCCCTAAATTCTGCGTTTGCCTTCTGTTCCTTCGATGGCTTGCCTTTGCGCTGTTCGTTTGCCTTGTCCATTCTGGAAATTTCGCCCTTTGCGAAGTCCTTTAGTTCTGTATTTTCTACCTCTGCGATAACCTTTTCTAGAAATTCTCTTTTAGTCATAATTCTTTACCTCTCTTTTTTATTAGTTTTAGTTTTATTTTGTGTCTTTATTATATACTAGGTGTGATAACTTGTCAATAGATTTTTGAAATTTTTAAACTTTTTTTGATTTTTTTTCGCTTTGGCGTATTTCGTACTCGCTCGCCAGTTCGTAGCCGTCATACTCTACACCATCACGCCCACCACGCGGAATTTTGACCGTAACTTCTAGCCAATACTCCGCGCCCTCGTCCGTTACTTGTGGGACAGCAAACGCGTTTGACTTTATGCGTTGGACGTCGTCACCACGATTCCGATATATGGCGGAAATTTCGGCTATTGCTTTATTTCTAATTTCTGCTTGCTTGTCCGTTTTTATCATTGGAATTATTCCCCCTTTCCTTTTATATTTATATTATAGCATAGAATTATTTGAATTGTCAAGTAGAAAACTGAAAAATTTTTAATATTCTTTTTCAAACATTTCTATTCGTTCAAGTGCACAATTTGCCTCCTTTGCGCTTTCGCGCTCGTGTCTTTTAGCTTGTCTATATTATAACTGCTATAACTTACTTTGTCAATTGAAAAATTTTTATGAAATTGTGTAAAATTTATGTTTGACTACATGAGCGCGCAGTCAATAATTTTTATTTGTCAAGCGCGCGCTCGTGTAAGCCGTCATGTAGTCAGCGTATAATTTTAAATCCATATTGGTCAAGTTTAATTGTATCGTTCCAATATGTGCGCCTCATTTTTTGATGTCGCGCCATACAACGGGCGAATATTTCAACCTCAATTAGTACGTCGGCTAGTCCTGTATGTTCTTCTTCAAAGTCCATTAAATTAAAATTGAGATATTTGTATACCGTCTCCGCGCTCGTGGATGGCTGATTATTTCCACTTATTAACCCATGAGCGCGCGCCCAATCTTTATATAGTTTACTTTTGCAAATTGTAGACTTCGCCATATTCCAACTGCACCATTTGCGCGTACCGCGCGGGAAAAAGTATCTATATTTAGACTTTGTAATATAGCGCAACGTGGTGTTAAGTGCGCTAAGGTCAAATCGCATATTGTACGCAATAACCGTTTTTATTCCGTAATACTGCATACACTCGCGCAATATTTTTCTTGCGCCCATAAAGGTTGTTAATTGTGCCTCGCCTTTGCGTAATTTTTCTAAGTATAGCGGAATTTTCCAAGAATAATAGGCACTATTCATTAGTTCCGTATTGTTAAAAAAATCACTTATAATATAGTGTCGTTTACAATAAATGTTGCCTTTTTTATCGTGAACAGCAAAGCCAATGTCATATACTAACGGGTCGTTTAAATCGTTGGTGGTTTCGGTGTCAATAGTCATATATAATTTTTTTCGCGCCATTGGTTTTAGTCCTCTATTTCGTTTTTGCGTCGTCGTATCCGCTTTCGTATCCTTCGTTTAGCCCGTCCTCAAAGCCTACATCATATGACGCGCTCTGTTCTTCTTCGATGTGTCGCTTTAAGTTGGCGCACAATGTATCTTTATCTATAGGAAAACTGACTATATTTTCAATTTCTTCGCGCTCTCGTAATAAATCATCTATGAAACGGCTCGCAAAATCTAAGCCGTATTGACTAATTAAAGCTGGCGCGGTTTCCCTTGTGATTTCTACTGCGTCGTCGCTTTTTACTTGTGTAACTGCGATTGTTGGTTTTGCGTATAAAAACATTTTTACCCCCTTTGCGCTTTCGCGCTCGTATCTTTTAACTTACCTACATTATAATTGATATAACTTGCCTTGTCAATTGAAAAATTTTGATATACCTTATTAAAAATTTTTATTAAATTATGTTTTGCTTACTTGAGCGCGGGTTTACCAATAAAAATTATTTACTGGCGCGCTCGTGTAGGCAAAGTATAATTTTATATATCACTTTCACATAGTGACTTTAGAACGCTTACAATCTCGCTAGGTTCAAAACTCGTACCCAACCCATGAGCGCGCTCCCAATTTTCGCGGTTTGTGATTTCATCATCAAACAAAATATCGTACTTCTGCGCTTTCAATTCTTTAGATGAGCCATAGCGCAAAATATGGAAATTTTCCGCCTTTATATTAACTGACTTTAAATGCTTGCGCACCCATTCAATTTTTGCGCGCGCCACTTCCTCGCAATAGTCCATATGTGCGCCCTTTGGTAGCCACGTTATAATTCCTATTTCGTACCCCTTACGAATTGCCATATTCATATAACGGCTTATCGCTCGCAAATTCAAACCCTTCGCGCACTTGTATGGCTTAACATCTGACTTCAAAAGATATTCAAGCCAATTATTAACTCCGTAAAGGTCGGCTATTGTTCCGTCCATGTCGAAATATAAAATCATTATAATATTGTCCTTTCATTCTAAAAACTTATTATGTTATACTCTACGCTATTAATACGCAAAATATTTTCATCTTCTAACTCAACAGGTAACCAATTATCTTGTAAATCATTATACATAGTATTAAGCAAGTTGATAATAATATCATCGTGCCTATCTAGCACATCATCGGGCGTCATATACTCGGGTACTTTTCTATCTATATGTCCATTACTCAACCATAGCCACGAATTATTATTTTTATCAATTTCAAAATAGCAATTTCTATCTTGCGCCCATTCTTTCGCTGTTATCATTTTGTCAACTCCTTTTGTTCGGTATGGTCAACTGTCACAAGTGGCAAGGGTATATTGCTATTGTTATATACGCCAACGCTTACAACTCTATATACTGCGTCGCCATACTTCGCCCATTCGCCCACTTGTGGCAAGTCGCCAAATTTAAGTGATAATTATTATTTTTGTTATTGTCAAGTCTTACAGAGTACATCATATCTATAGGCTGTAATATTCTAATGTACTCACTGCACAATAGCTCCCAATTATAACAGCTACTAATAACCAATTCTTAATTCTCTGCATGGTGTAACCTCTCTATTGTTTCATTTAACTTATATCGCTGTTCCTCTGTTAAAGGCGTGCGCATACCCTTAACAACTATATTTGTATCTAATGCAACCCCGCGCACTTTATCGAATATGTATATATGCAACCCTTGAAAACCTTGTGCGGTTCTCTTGTCTGCATACCCTATAAAGTCGGGATACTTGCGCACTAGTTTTCTTAAATTAATTGTCGCCATGCTCAAACTCCTCTATTAAACGATTAATCGCTTGCACATCTTCATCACTAAAACGAAAAGACAAATCAGGAATAGAACAGATATAATTATCTTCGTTGTTGCTGTCGCAGTAGACTATATCAATTGCAACAGTTAAACTTGATATTTTGCTATGTCTAGGTTCTAATATTAGACAATTGCAAAATTTTTCTTGTAGTTCAATAATATCTAAGCCGTTCACGTCATAATTTGGCGTTGCGTGGTGTTGGAAATGGTCTATCACTTCCACCATATAACTTAGGGCACTATCATCTAATTGATATTCAATATTAGTTGTAGTAAATAGCGCTAATTTATAGCCATTAATATCTATACCTAGATTGTATATATGCATATCACAATCATAAGTCATATAAAAGTTTGCGCTATTTAAATATATTATATCTTGCATGTTCATTGTATTACTCCCCTCAAATTCTTGTACTTTATTTGTTATATACATATTAGCATGTATGTGTTATGTTGTCAACACCTATTTTGTATTTATTCTAATACAATTATATTGCTTGCGCATATTGGACACTCTGTCCATTTTCTCATACGCCTTGACAATGTCGCAAGTCTAACGGTTTGTCTTGTCTTGTCATACCTTGCGAACTCATACAAGAAGGCACAGAACTCGCGCGCGTTCATTTCAAATGCATATAACGCGCTATTGCACTTACCCACATAGTACCATACATCTATATTAACCATTTCAAAATATTTAGTTATTGATGTGTTAAGGTCTGCGCCTAATGTCTTATGGTATAATGTGGCGTCTGCGCTTTTAATTTCGCCCTTGATTTCCTCAATGTCATATGCGCCACGTGGTGCGACTTTGTCACATTGATAACCAAGCGCGCGCTTTAAGGCGATTTCATACCACCCCCCGCGGTTGCTATATTGTGCGCCTTGCATGTCTGGAATTGGGAATTGGTGAACTTTCATATATTTTGCCCTCTCTTTTGATAGTCAAATTATAACACAATAGCGCAGAGGTATGTGGGGGTATGTTGTGAATTATGTGAAGGTTTTGTGAAGGCTGAGATGGGATAGGCTGGAAAAAAATATCCATAATATAAATTTTCAATTTAACTTAAAAAAATATCCATAATATAAATTTTCAATTTAACTTAAAAAAATATCCATGATATAAATTTTCGTTTTGATTCTCTCGGTTTATTATATCATTTCAAAATCCAAAATTTGAAAATATAAAATATATGTGTTATAATTAAATTGACGAAATTTATATAGAAAGGAACACACTGTGAAAATACAACTTGACTTTTCCAAGTCATCTCTTTCCGACCGCCTAGAGGTCGCCGCGCAGTATGCGCACTCCAACCTTTCCGCCAAAAATTGTAAGCATATCGCTGATTACATATTGTGGAGCCGCGACGAAAACGGCACTTGCATTTCTAAAAACGAAGATTTTGAACTTTCCTCAAAGTGGAGCGCATCTCAGCCCGACTCCATGGAAGCCATTATGGAAGCCGAAACCCACATACCCAATTTTCACACAGTGGGGGAAATTCCGCCCACCCTTATACGCAAACAAAAATTTAGTAGGGCAGAGGCATTGGCTTCGCCCCTTGCACCCCACTTTAGGGCACTTTTCGATGAAATTGATAGGCTTGATGTATTGATAGCGTTTGCTATGGGGAAGGAACCAAGGGAAGAACTTGTGAATCGAATGGAGCCGTCGTGCCTTTTTGCGCTGCGCGCAAAGGCAGCGAAGTTGAGTCCGAAGGAATTGCAGAGGGCGAGACACGATTTGGTGGATTTGAGGACGGAGCAATATGAGTTGAGGGACTCGTATAAGCCGCAATTAAGAAATGCGAAGCAGCCATTGGGGAAGGTGGAATTGGCGCCATTGGAAATTGAGCCGTTGGGACTTTGGGCAGAGCCGACGACGACATTGGGGAAATTTTTGTGGGCAGATGAGCCGACGCCACCGAATAACGATGAAGACAGAAGAAGGTTAGCACAAGCATTGAAAAGGTTGCTGGCGCGCACATGTAAGCCATCGTGTGAGCAAGATACAAGGCAAACAAAAATTGAAGAAGGCTTACATGAGCGCGAAGTCATAAATTTAAGTCATGCGACCGCGCGCACTTGTGAGCAAGCGAGTGAGCAAAACAAAATTGGACAAGAAAATTCAAGTAAAACCGATGAGCGCGAAGTCAAGATTGGAAGTAATGCGACCGCGCGCTCAAGTAGGCAAGACACAAAGCAAACACAAATTGAAGAACATTCATGCCAAAATGAAGATGGATTACATGAGCGCGCAGTCGAAAAAACAAGTCATGATAGTGATTGCTTACACGAGCGCGAAGTCAAAAATTCATGCCAAACCGACGAGCGCGAAGTCACTTTCGATTTGCGCGACCCAAACTCATGGCTACAACTTCTACCATACTACAACACAATTTACAATGCCATACTAGAAGCCGAAGAGCGCCACGACATTGAAAGTGAAGCACCTGCACTATGGAACACTATTCAATACTATTTCGACCGCGCGCTCATGCAAGCAGAATATAGACTTATTGTAAAAATGAAGAGTGAGAACTGGAGAAACGAGGACATTAACAACGAATTGCGCCGACGCAACCTAAAAACCTTTTCAGTTAATTATATTTCTACTATTTATAAAAAACGTATACCTAAACTTCTAGCCCAAGCTGTAGAAGCCCACTACGAACTCGCACTCGCGCTCGACCAACCAGACGAATGGAAACGTTGTAGCAAATGTGGAAAACTTTTACATTTAGATAGTAACCACTTTAGACGTTTAGGCAAGTCCAAAGACGGCTTTGTGGGTAGTTGTAAACAATGTGACAAGAAAAAGAGGTAGATTACTAATGAAAATATGGAATAAAAAGGGCAGCGAAAGACGCCAAAAGGAGTTTATTTTGAGCCTGCCCAAGTTAAAAGAAGAAGAATTTTTTGGAATTGCGCGCATTTTGAATGTAAAACTCGTGGAAAATCAAGAAGTGCGCCCATTCGAACACATTCTGAATGACATTTTTGACAAATTTGAACGCGCACCAAAACACTTGCAAAAAGACATACTGACACTCGTGCGCGCAGTCGTAAAAGGAAGTGATGAGTAGTGGTACCAAACACTTCAACACCTATCGGCAGTAAAACATGCACACGATGCGGACTTACTAAACCAAAATCAGAGTTTTTACCAACACGCAACCCTTTTATTGCAAATGGCTATAGCTGTATATGTAACGATTGCACACGAAGTTGGCTGCGCGCTCAAGAAAACGAGTGGAACGCCTTCGACAAATTTTGTCAATTTATGGATATTCCATTTGAACCTGAACGCTATGAAAAGCTAAAACAAACCAACGGCATTAATACTTTCATGGTTTATAATGCGCTTTACCAACAAAAAGACTACGCCAACGTCGATTGGGCGACAACACAAGCAGAATACAAAGACCTTGCCGCGCAAAACCAGTTGCGTGTTGCTGTTCCTGCTCTAAAGGAAGAGCGCTTACACGAATTGCGCGAAAAGTGGGGTGGACACTACGATGTTGAAGCACTATCGTACCTCGAAACCTTATACGAGGGCATAGTCCAAACCCAAAACATTGGTTCTGCCCTTAATGGCGACCAAGCACTAAAAATTTGTAAGATTTCTTATGAAATTGACATGCGTATCCAAGAGGGCAAAGAGTTTGATAAGCTACTTGCCTCATACGACAAACTCGTAAAGGCTGCCGAGTTCAACTCTAAAAACGCTAAAAATGCATCAGATTTTGACTCTATTGGCGAACTTTGTATATGGCTTGAAAAACGTGGATTTAAAAATTCATACTACAATGATGTTACTAAAGATGTTGTAGACGAAACAATTAAAAATGTACAAAATTGGACACAGCGCCTATATGTAAACGAGTCCGGCATTTCTGAAGAAATTACAAAGCGTATCGAGTCACTACAAAACATCAACAACATGGAATCTAACTTCGACATACCAAATCCAAGTGCGCGCGAGTTAGACGACTACGACAACGAAGGCTTTGAAATGGAAATTGAAGAGGACTTCCGCGCAGATGAGGACGGTGATGAAAGCTAAATGAAAGACAACCTATTCACTAAAGCTGTTACTAAACTCAAAAAGCGCGAAGGCGTACCTATCGAAAAGGGTGTAGTTGTAAATGAAGAGTGGCTAGTGCGCAACGAGAACCCTATGCGCGCGTGGGTAGAATGGTGTACTGCCTATCCCGACCTATTCCTTGACCAAATAGTTAAAGATGGGTCTGGCTTTCATTTATTCTTCTACCAACGTATATGCTTGCGCGCTATGATGAGGTATAAAGCCGTTTATATCGTAGCGTGCCGTGCCTTTTCCAAGAGTTTCTTAACCATACTTGCACTTTTCTTACAATGCGTATTCATTCCACGTAGAAAAGTGTTCATCTGCGCGCCAAAGAAAAACCAAGGTGCGCAAATTGCACGAGAAAAAATTGTTGAAATTTATGACCACTACCCCCTTTTAAAGCGCGAAATTATAGGTTATGAACTGTCCGACACACCGGGCAACTTCGGTAAGGACTATTGCCAACTGAAGTTCCGTAATGGTAGTGTGTTCGATGTGGTCGGCGCTCTTGAAACCACTCGTGGAGGTCGTAGAAACGGTGGTCTTATCGACGAAACGCGCGACCACGATGAAAACCTTATCAATGAAGTTGTGCTGCCGCTTTTAAACGTTTCTCGTCGTTTACCGGACAACACAGTGAATTCGCGCGAACCTAACCAACAAGTTATCTGCTGTACATCGGCAGGAACCAAAACTTCGTTCGCTTATGACCGCCTTATAGATGACACCGAAAACAGCATCATCAACCCCAAGGACACCTTTGTATTTGGCTGTGACTATCGTATCCCCGTAATGCACGGACTACTTGATGCCACATACGTTCAAAAACTCAAACTTAGTCCTTCCTACAGCGAAAAATCATTTGCGCGCGAATACCTATCTCTATGGTCTGGTGGCAACGCAGACTCATGGTTTAACTATGACAAGTGCCAGCGCTACCGCAAACTAAAAAATCCTGAAAGAAAACGCAAAGATGCAGGAAGTGATGGAATTTTTTACTTACTATCAGTAGACGTAGGTAGAGTTCATGACCAATCTGAATGTTGTATTTTTAAAAACTACATTCGTAGCGGTCGTATCTACTCCGCGCTCGTGAATGTTATCACGCTTGGTACAACTGCGCAACGACGCACATTCGACGCTCAAGCACTTGACCTTAAAAAAATTGTGCGCGCGTTTGACCCCAAGGAAGTAGTAGTTGATACTAATGGTATAGGTGTGGGTCTTGCCGACGAACTCATCAAAACACAAATTGACGAGGACGGTACTGAATATCCACCACTAGGCTTCATAAATGATAAATACTACCTAGAAATTCAACCTAACGACGCACCTAAAATTCTATATGGTATCAAAGCCAACCAACAATCCAACTCACAAATGCACGCCAATTGCTTCGCGCGTATGAGTAGTGGTGCTGTGCGTTTTCTAATACGCGAACAAGAAGCCAAATCGGCACTTTTAAGCACGAAAGCTGGTCAGCGCATGACACTAGAACAACGTGTGGAACGCCTACTACCCCATGAAATGACAACTCGCCTATTCCAACAAATGGCAAACTTGCGTCTTAAAAAGGGTACAAGTTCTGACATGATTGTACTAGAACGCATCAACGCGCGCTTTCCAAAGGACAAATACTCCGCTTTTATGTATGGATTGTGGCGTATCAAAGAACACGAGGACGAATACTTCCGCACTAACAAAAAAACTCAAAAAAAGGAAGTGCGCCAGTTGGTATTTTACGACTAAAGGAGAGAAATGGAAGAAAAAAGAAATATACAACAGTTTGAACTTGCGAACTCTTCAATGGTGGCAGCAAGTGCCAGCGCCTACCAATCTGATACAGGTTTCAACTTTGGAGCGCGCACCCAAACTTACAGTCAAAAAGACGCACAACAAATTATAGCAGAGGGTGGACTTGCGGAAAAAATTGCACTTTCTAACTACTTCTATAATTTGGACGGTGTATATAAAAAAATAGTTTTATACTATGCCACACTTTTAAATTATACCGGAATTGTAATTCCCCATACCCAAAAACCCGACCTACTGTCCAAAGACTTCGTACTTAAAAAGTACAACCAAGCCGTAAAGTTCATGGATATGCCGGGTTGGAAAACATTCTGCATCAAGTGCGCTGAAACCGCCATACTCGAAGGCACATACTACGGTTTAATCAAAAACGAAAAAGACAGTTTTACTGTACTCGACCTACCGTCAAAATACTGTCGCACACGCTACAAAGACAAAAGTGGCAACAATTTAATTGAATTTGACGTAAGGTTTTTTACTTCTATATCAGACGAACAAGTGCGCAAAAACACACTTAAATCTTATCCCGCGCGCGTACGTAGTTGGTACACATCTTATGATAACGGTGGCAAAGATACCCCATGGGTTTTCGTTCCAGTAGAGGAAAGCATTTGCATTTCTATGCTAGGTGACACACCCTTATTTCTAAGCATTATCAACGACATCTACGAGCGCGACAGTCGTGCGCAAATTGAAAAGGCACGTGACGTTGAAGAAATCAGCAAAATTGTTACGGTTGAAATGCCACATACACAAGATGGCAAACTTGTATTTGAGCCTGAAGAAGTTGCTATAATGCATAAAGGACTTGTCCAAATGCTAAAAGGCAACGCCAATACTCGTGTACTTACTACATATGGTAAAGTTGACTCCGTAACATCTAAAGGTCAACTTGGCGCAGCACGCAACACGGCTGAGCAAATGAACAAAAACATTTTCAACAAAGCCGGTGTAAGTGGACTTCTATTTGGCGAAGCGGGTAGTGCATCACTTATGTACTCCATCGAAAACGACATTTCCATTATGATGTCCTTCGCTGAACAACTCAACTTGTTCGTAACCAACCTACTTAACCGTAAGTTTAGTAATAGCAATATTACTTTTACTTATAAAATTTTACCAATAACACTTTACAATCAAAAAGATTACATAACTTCTACTTTGAAGATGGCTAACTCTGGATACAGTTTCCTTGTACCTGCATTAGCCGTAGGACTGTCTCAAAGCGAGTTTATATCTTTAAAAACATTGGAAAATGAAGTATATGACCTCAAATCTATTATGCAACCATTATCCAATAGTTTTTCAGAGAGTAGTGACAACGCTGCTACTGATGAGGGTGGTGTTAAGGCTAAAGAGGGTGACCAAAAGGCTGAAACAACAGTTACTAAAGACGAATCACTCGACTAAAAAGAAAGGAGAAACAGTTGAAAAACCTAAATTTCAACTTCTCTGTACAAATTTATGGAGAATTAACTCCTTATAATCAAGTTTTATCGAAGGCGCGCTGTAGAATTTTTTACAAGTACGAAAACCGTAATGGTACATATATTACGGACGAGTTCGCGCAGAAGTTTGTAGACACATTGGCATATGTGCCTGTAAAAGGCATTTATGAAGATGATGATTTTACCACACACGGCAAGGCTCGTGACGAAGGGCGCATTTATGGTATAGTACCTAAAGACCATAACTTCATGTGGGAAACTCATCTCGACAATGATGGCGTAGAGCGCGAATATGCTTGCGCAGACGTAATTTTATTTACCTCTATCTATAAAGAAGCCAGCGAGATTGTAAATAAATCTCTTTCAATGGAAATTTTTCCACCTTCCATAAGCGGATATTGGAAAATGATTGATGGTACTGAATACTTTGTATTCACAGAAGGTTGCTTTGTAGGGCTGCAAGCACTAGGCGATGATGTAGAACCGTGTTTTGAGGGCGCGCACTTCTACACTCTACAAAAAGAATTTGAAAACCTATTCGATAAAATTGATAAATTCACTTGTAATAGAGAGGAAACAAATTCAATGAAGTATATATTTGAATTGTCCAACGAGGATTTAAGGTCAAAACTTTTTGCGGCACTTAATCCCAAGGTAGAAGATGGATATAGAGTTATGACTAAATGGATTGTTGCCACTTTTAATGACTATGTTGTTGTTCGTGACGAAGAAGAAGAGGATTGCGACAAATTCCTTAAAGTTTTCTACACAGTAGACGAAGAAGACAATGTAGTTCTAGGTGACTCCGAAGAAGTTTATAACGCATACCTATCTCGTGAAGAACTTGACTCTGTTGAGAGCGCTCGCGCACTTGTAAACCATTCTCTAGTTGGACTAGAGGAAATTGTAGAAAAAGGTCAAAAATATGACACCGAAATGGCTGATTATTCTGCCCAAATCTCTACTTTATCAACAGAGAAAGAAACACTCAACTCACAAATTGAAAACTATCAAGCCGACATCGAAGCCAAAGATAGCGAAATTGCAGTTCTATCAGAGTTCAAGAAAGCTACAGAAGATAGCGCAAAAGAAGCAATTTTCAGCAAGTATTCTGCAAAACTTTCCAAAGAAGCAATTGACCCTATCAGAGAACAAAGCGCTGAAATGGACTGCGTTCAGCTTGAAAAGGAACTTGCATTTGCGCTTATCCAAAACGACAACTCTATTTTTTCAAAAGAGGACGTTGACGATACCAAATTCCCAGTAGTTCCTAGAAAAACTGAAAGTGGTATTGAAGATATCCTTGATAGATACTAAAGGAGATAATAATGGCTATTAAAAGAGTTAAGACTGATGGCTACGGTCAAGTTGAACTCAATAGATGCGCTTTCCTAAGAGATGGTCAAATTGAGGCTCAGTGCAAGTTAGTAGACGGTAAGGCTGAAAATGGTATGGTCTTAAACATGAACAAACAAGAAGGCACTTGTGCACCACTTAAAAAAGGTCTTACTCCAATATTCGCAGGACTTTGCTATTCAGCAGAACATACACAGGATGCTACGCAGACAGGTCTAAAAGATTTTGTAAACGAGGAAGGCTCTTATCCAAGAATAGGGCGCATTGAAATGGGCGACCTTTTTACAACTAACACTATAGCTTACTTTGATAATGAATTTACATCAGATGAAAACTTATTTGCAGAGAATGTAAAGAACTTAAACTTATGTGTTTTAGACGGTGTTTTCACTTTCTATAAAAATACTGCGACAATTGTTAGTGCTAATGTAATACCTCTTCGTTATAAAGTAACTAAGTGGACTGTACTGTCTGATGGACAGCGCGCAGCACAAATTATGGTACTATAGTTACCACTTGCGCAACTTAAATTAATATTAAAAAGGAGATAAAATGGCTAATCTAAAAAGAGTTAAGACTGATGGCTATGGTCAGGTTGAGCTTAACAGATGTGCTTTCCCTAGAGATGGCAGAGTTGAGGCTCAGTGCTATATACTAAATGACAACGATGTTGAGAATGGCGCAATCCTAGCTATTGATAAATGGAACAAGAATTGCGTACCTCTTTATAGAGATTACAAAGACTCTTTATGGGGACTTTGCTACACAACAGAACACACACAAAGTGCTACCAAAACTGCACTAAAAGACTTTGTAAATAAACCTCGTTCTTATCCAAGACTAGGACTTCTTGATAAGGGTGACCTTTTTACAACTAACACTTTAGCTTATTACGACGACGACTTCGCGCAAGATAGTGACCTATTTGCAGCGAACGTAAAAGACCTTAAAGTAGGTATCGTGTCAATGGGTGTTCTCACTCTTTACAAAGGGGCTCCACATGATAGTGATACTAATATGATTAAAACCAACTATAAAGTAGTTAAGTGGACTACTATGCCTGATGGACAGCGCGCAGCACAAATCATGGTAATGTAGTTTAGTGTAAAGGAGAGAGAAAAGCAATGACATTAACACAACTTAAAGAAATCGCTCTTTATGCAGCACAGAAAACTGCTCCTGCTAACTACACATCCGAAAGCGTAGATAAGGCAGTTGCTGATGGCTTCAGAGAGTTAGCTGGTTCAGTAAATCAGTTCATGAAAAACAGATACGACATTTACGAGGTAATCGTAGAGGTCGCAGACGAAATCGTACCTAAAAAGGTAACTAATGCATTAAATGCGGTTGCTGACGTTAAGGTTGTAAAACAAAACGAAAAAGCAGTATTCAAGAGAAAAATCGGAAAGATGAGAGCGAAGAAGTTCCTCACACAAGTTGGAATTTCTGGCGTATACGAAACATTCAGACTAGACGAGCAAAACCTTGCAATCACATCACACGCAGTTGGTGGCGCAGCTATCATCGACTTTGAGAGACTTTGTGATGGTTCTGAAACTCTTGCAGACGTAATGGAAGTTATCACTGAAGGACTTACAGAAGCTGTATTCCTAGAAGTACAAAAGGCTCTACGCGCTGCTTTCAATGCTACGGGTAGACCACAAGCTAACAAAGTTACAGGTACTTCATTCGATGGAAAGAAAATGCAGAAACTTGTAAGCGTTGCTAAGGCTTACGGTTCTAGCGCAGTAATCTTCGCACCACCTGAGTTCATCGCTGAAATGGGCGCAGATGCTATCGTTCCTATCGGAGCAGGTGGAAACTACGGCGGTGTTTATTCACCAGACGACATCGAAGCTATCCACAAAACAGGACGCATCAACCTATTCAGAGGTACTCCTGTAGTAGAAATTCCACAGTCATTCGTTGACGAAAACAACGAAAAGACATGGATTGACCCACAACTTGCTTACGTACTGCCAGGCGGCAACGAGAAGGTTGTGAAGGTTGTGCTTGAGGGACAGACTCAGCTACACGACTTCGTGAATAGAGATAACTCTATCGAAATCCACGCTTACAGAAAGCTGGGTGTAGGTATCCTATCACACTATAACTGGTGTGTATATCAGAACACTGGTATCGCTCAGACTTACGAAGGATAACATGTAAACTAAGGGGGTAGAAGTAGGTAACTTTTACCCTCTTTTATTTATGATTAAAGGAGACAAATATGAGTAAAGTAAAAGTACAAAGTATGGTAGATGGTATGGTTTTTATTGATTTACCTGATGCAAAATTTTCGCGCACATGGGAGCATAGAGGTACGGTAAAGACAATTGATTCCGCGATTTTGGAGGAAGCTATGTATGAGCCAGGCGTAGACTACATGTTCTCACAGGGCATGCTCGCGCTCGTGGATGTAGACGAAAAAACACACGAAGAACTCGTGGAAGCACTGCCCGCGCTCGAAGAAGTTCAGTCACTTACCAACGAAACAATGCGCAACTTTATGACAAAAATGGCAATCGACGATTTCAAAGAAAAAATGGAGTCACTTTCTAAAGAACAACAAATAATGGTAGCACAATTTGCCATTGAAAACACACTTGTCGATATGAAAAAAGTTGAAGTTTTAAAGGCTCTAACTGACATCGACATAATCAAAGCAATTCAACTAAAAGCAGATAGCGAAGCTAAATAAGGGGAAAATAAATGGCAACTATTCAAGATGTTTATAATGCTTTTATGGCAAAAATGACAGAAGATGAATGGGTTGGTTGGGACAAAGCAGACAGAGAACGTGATTGGCGCGCACTTTTTGATGGCGCGCTACCACTTTTTAAGTTTCCGCGCGTGAGTTTGGAAGTAGATGAGGGCGGAAATTTTAAGGATAAGGTTACAAATGCGGAAATACAAATTATAGCTACTTTTATGAAAGTTTTGTGGCTAGATAGAACGATTTTGTCGTGGGAGAACGTAAAGCCATTGTATGCGGAGCGTGACTTTTCACAAGCAAACCTCGTGAAAGAATTGAAAAACTTACTCGAATGCGAACACGAGCGCGCAGCCAAGTTGGAAAGCAATTACTATCGCTCTATTGAAAACAACCCATATAACTACCGCGTACTAGCAGGTGATAACTATGGGGAATAAGGCAGTACATCAAGGCTACCACAACAAACTCAAAAACCGACTTTTTGGTATTCTATGTGAATATGAAAAGCGCGGAGATTGGGAAAAGTGTCTAGATGGAGTTTTAATTGAACTTTTAGGTTATGCCGAAGATGAAAAATCAATTAACTATTATACCTTGTGGTACAAAATTTCCAGCTTGCGCTACTTGCGCTATGAATACTTCCGCAAAACAATTTTTGACTGTCTGTCACTTTTAAATGAGTAGGAGAACTTACAATGGACTATTATGACCTATATGAAAAAAGACTTAATAGATATGGCGACTCCTACAAAACTCGTATGCAAGGCAAGCGCGAAGAAAACTTTATGCGCCAACTCGAACGTTCTGTATATAAAGTTGAGTTCGCGCACGAGCAAGCAAAACATGTAGGAGAACTTCGACCCAATAAACAAAATGAAACAAAAAACCTACAATGGTTATTAGTGCCAGTTGATGTTAAGTTTAAGAATGGTACAATTTTAGACCTTACTACTGTAAAGGGTGAAACACACAAGTGGCTTATCTATTGGTTTGAAGAAATGCAAGCAAGTGGTTACAATCGCTATGCAGTTTTAAAACTTACACACCAACTATCTATTATCAATCCAAAAACAAAAAAGGTTGTTGTAACTGATTGGGCATACTTTTATGGACAAGAAGATAACATGCTTAAAAATGAGATTAAAAGCCGTTCGCGCTCGCACACTTTATACCTCGAAAACTTAAAGCTAAGTTTCTTCGTAATGCCCGAACATGACGAAATCGAGCGCGATTTCTACCTTGAGGTTACAACCGCAGGTGGCAAAATTGAACCGTTCCGCGTAACAGGTTACGACAAGCTATCCACACCGGGCGTTGAGTATGTGTCTGTAGACCCTGTATATCAGTACGACCTATCCCCTAATCCACCTAAGCCTACCAACCCAACGCAAGACGATAATGACGACTTCTTTTGGTTAGATGGGGGTATTAAATGAGAAAGACACGTAACTACGGAGAACTAGGACTACATCTCCAAAAAATTATTAAGCTACTATTAGCTAACGACGACCTTGTGAAACTATTGTACTATACAGATACCGACCCTCTCGCGCACAACGATTTGACACTAGAGCAGAAACGAACAGAAATATATGACAAGCTGATTAAGGCTGTACCGCTTGTGTCCAATGCAGAAACCTCACAGTCACTACTAACCCTACAAGTAATCAATGGTATCGTTAATAGCGACAATAAAGAGTTCTCAAACGTATCTATTCGTATCGAAATTTTTGTACCCATAGTACAATGGCTTATCAAAAATTCCAATTTGCGTCCACTTGCCATTATAGGTGAAATTTTTGAAAGTTTAAATGGAACTACCATAAGTGGCTTAGGTCAAGTAAATGGTGGTACATTCCACTTAAACTTCATATCCGAAGAAATGTCATGTTACTACATGATAATCAATATAACCGAGTATAATTAATGAAAGAATTTTTTTTGATAAATGAGCCAATTGCGTTTGGCGACACATGTAAAATATACGCCCCACTCGTGCGCGAAGTTGTAGCATCGAACGATTATTCTATCGCTCAACAAATTTTAACCGTGCAGCAGGAAGATATCGACCTTTCCCTCACAGATAATTGGGAGGAAGAACTCCCCGAAAATGTACCTACCCCCTTCATGCTACTATTTGAAGCCGCGCGCTCAAGTGAGGATACGTATAAGCAGTGTAAGTCAGCAATAGAGTTCTTTATCCACGAACCTGTAGAATTTGACTTTACCAACAATTCAATTCTAATTAACATAGACCTACAAAAAGAGTTCGACTCCGACGAAGAAGTACAAGCATATCTCAAGAGCGCGCGGTCGCTCAAGGAGTCACAATATCCAAAATTCCAAAATGCAATACGCGCCGCATGTGGCATGGATGAAATTCCACCATTTCAATACCAAATGCATGTGCGCGCACGTCGTATGCAAGGTAAGGCTCGTTATAGAGATACCATCAAAGCTAAAGAACAAAAAAACTCAATTGGACTAGCCAGTGTCATTTCTTCTGTTTGTTTGATGAATACTGGCTTAAATCCACTTAATATCGGACAAATATCTTACCCTGCATTAATGGATATTTTTAATCGCTATCAAGCAAAACAGTCCTACGAAAATGATATGCGTTTACTAACTACTCCATTTGTAGACACTAAAGATATAAAACCTAAAAATTGGTTAGAAAATTAATAAAGGAGAAATCAATGGCTAGCAATATACTAGAAAAATATGGTATTAAAGAAGTTGCAGATTTCGTTATGTATGAAATTGATGCTAACGGTAAGCCTGGTAAGCCTGTACTATACCTAGACACACTGAAGGTTTCTACTGCTGAGTTCAACTCAGAGTCTAAAGAAGCTACGGGTGGTAAGGGTAACGCTACTCTTATTTCTTGGGATAGCAACAAGGAAATCACACTTACACTAGAAGATGCCCTATTCTCACCTAAGTCACTTTCAATCATGCTAGGGGCTTCTCTTGCAGAAATTCAATCTGGCAAGATTAAGAAAACAATTACTTTCGTTGGTGACAAGGCAAACACAACAACATTCGGTCTACCTAAGGTATGGGAAGGCTCTAACGGTGTTAAGTTCAACATTCCTACTACTATCGAAGTATTTGATGCTTCAGGTAAGAAAGTTACTACACCACTTTCAGCTACAAACGTTGAAACTGGCGAAACATACTTTGCTACATTTGAAGTAGGTGTAAGCGCCCTTATCATGGACATCACAGCATCGCAGTTCCCAGGCACATACTACATGACTGGCGACACATACACACGCGACCAGAAAACAGGTAAGGATAGTTTCTTCCAACTTGTTATTCCTAAAGCAAAAATCGTTTCTGAAGATGCTCAACTTCAAATGGAAGCTGATGGCGACCCATCAACATTCCAAATGAAGGCTAAGGTTCTAAAGAGCGGAGAAGCTGGTGGTCAAGGTATGATTCAGTTAATTAAATACGATGTAACTGATGCAGTTGCAAGTGACAGCGCTGCGGCTAAGATTTGGACACAGAAATAGTTAGACGGCGAGTGGTTTTCCACTCGCTTTCTTTTTAGGAGCATACAATGGAACAACAATACAGCTTTAAAGAGTTATACAATTTGACGCTAAAAGCTACTTCTCCTATGAAGATAGGAAACCGCCTTTTTGAAGAGGGCGAAATAGTAACACAGTTCGACCGCATACAAGTGGCAGGACTAAAGGATAAAACCATTTCGTCAACTGCAAAAGGTGGCAAAGGCAATCGTGACCTTATCACATGGGAAAAGACAAAAGAGGTTCAACTTGCATTTAACCAAGGTGTTTTTTCCACAGAGCAGTTCGCGCTCATGAACAATGCGCAGATGATAGAATATATCGAGGGCGCTGAAGTAAGCAAACGTGAGACTTTACTAGCTGATGATAATGGAGTTGTCACTCTCGCGCACGAGCCTTTTGGAAAAGTTTTTGTATATGACTACAAAACTTATGCCAAAGTTACGAACCCACAAGTGCGCGCAGCCACAGTCACAAGCCTATCTCCATATAAAAAGTACATAGTCGATTATACCTATGTACAAAAAGGTTTAGCGGAAAGCGTTTTGATTGGTAAGCACCTTTTTGACGGTTACTTCAAAGCTGAAGGGCGCACACGAATTAAAGACGACCAAACTGGATTGATTAGAACTGGTATTTTTTATATACCTAAGTTAAAATTGGTATCTAATCTATCTGTCACTATGGGAACAAATAACTCACCTGTATCAGGCAAATTTGATGCTGTATGTTTAGCACCAAACGATAGCACCTCTAGTCCAATAGAATTTGTGACTTTAGACTGTGATATAGATAGTGACATTTAATTCGACACCGATTTTAATAGTCGGTGTTTTTATTTTGGATAAAAGGAGAGGCTAATGCCAAAAACAGTTGCGGTTACACTTAAAGTTAATGCCGATACAAGTGCCGCCATTTCTGCCATAGGTAAAATAGGTGGCGGATTAAACAACATGAGTCTGCGCTCATCAACTATGGGTAAGGCTCAATCAGAAATTGAAAAATTAAAAGAGTCACTACAAGAACTCCAAGCCATGAACGGCAAGAAACTTGACTCTCGTTCTATTTCTGATGGAGTGACCAAAACGCGTGAAATGGAGCGCGCGCTCAAGTCGCTTACGAATACATACAACTCAATTAAATCGAACCCCGATAAATTCCAATTCGCGCCAGCACAAACGCAACAAGCAATTGGAGATTTTGAGGCGCGACTAAAGAAACTACAAACAACACTACACAAAACAGGCTCGGTAGACAACAGTGAAATTACTAATCTCATGAAGTCTATCAATAGTTTTGGTGGTTTTAAATTACAAAACCTTAATGGCGCAGAGGACTCTTTAACTAGAATTGGAAATGTTATCAGACAACTAAAGCGCACAGCTAAAGGTGATGTAAACAAAGAACTTGCTTCTATGAGCAAAAACCTTGCAGGAGCAAAGAATACCGTTGCCACACTTTCTGCTGACTTTAATAGCGCAGCATACAACGTTAAGGGTATGGAGCGCGCGCAGAAGCAAGTAGAAAGCCTACGCCTAAGTATGGAAAACTTCTTCGGCATACAAAACAGCATCTATATGTTCAAGCGTGTCATTAGGGGCGCGTTTGGTACCATCAAAGACCTAGATGCTGCGATGGCAGATACAGCCGTAGTAACCAACTTTGATATGGGCGACATGTGGGATAGCTTACCTCGCTATACCAAAATGGCGAACAAGCTAGGTGTTACTATCCAAGACGTATACAAAGCGTCAACACTGTACTATCAACAGGGTTTAGATACTGATAAGGCTATGGCAGCTACCCAAGAAACACTTAAAATGGGTAGAATTGCCAACATTAGTGGTGCAGAAGCTACTGACATGATGACTGCCGCGCTCCGTGGTTTCAACATGGAAGTTAATGCAACTAACGCACAACGTGTAAACGACGTTTACTCCAAGCTAGCCGCTATCAGTGCATCGGACACTAAAGAACTTGGTACTGCCATGAGCAAAACGGCTTCAATCGCGAAGTCAGCAGGTATGGACTTAGAAACCACAACCGCATTGCTTGCACAAGGTATCGAAACTACAAGAGAGTCGCCAGAGAATATTGGTACTGCTCTTAAAACTATCATTGCTCGTTTCCAAGAACTGAAGAAAAACCCTAACTCAATTTCTTCTGTTGGTGGAGAGCGCTTAGACTACAACAAAGTAGATACAGCCCTTAAAACTATCGGCATCAACATGATAGACCAAAAGGGTAACTTTAAAAATACAGGCGATATAATTGGTGAGGTTTCCAAAAAATGGAACACCTTATCCCAAGCGCAACAGCGTTACATTGCTACTACAGTAGCAGGTTCGCGTCAACAATCTCGTTTTATTGCTATGGTAAGCAACAATGCGCGCTTGGTAGAACTTACTGACGCTGCGTATAACTCTAATGGCGCGAGCGCTGAACAGTATGCAAAAACACAAGAAACTGTTGCTACTGCGCTAAACCGCTTAACTAATGCTTGGAATCAGTTCCTTATGGGAATTGCCAATCATGCAGTTATTAAAGGTGGTATTACAGCACTAACAACTCTACTAGATGTAGTAAACAAGATATCTGGTGCCTTCGGTGCGATACCGGTAGTAGGTGGTCCACTCAAGTTCTTGAGTCAACTTACTTCGGGGTTACTACTCTTTAAGGGCGCACAGAAGGGAATGGAAGGCGGCATAAGGCTTCTTTCTGACTTTGCAGGAGAACGCTATGCCAAAGCTATGGGAATTGACCGCACAAATGATATGGTCACACGTTGGTTCCCAATGCGCAGTAAAACCTCAAAAGAGGACTTCCTATTCCAAAACCGTAGAGCGCAATTTAACAAATATAGTGAGTTTGACTTTGCAGATTCATTTATCAATGACCTTAATGATAAAAAGGTTGGTTTCTTACAAGCTAGAAGATGGGGCAAAAACCTATCGCGCTATGCAAAAAACGGTAATGAACTAACACTGCAAAACCTTTTTGGCAACGCAAACCGTAAAACTGGGTTGTCTGCGCGCTATGCACGCCAGCTTATGTTTTCACACGAAGCAACTGCGCCAGAGTTACAACAATCGCTAACTAAAGTGTTTGGTAGTGTGCGTGGTATTGGCGCTCAAAAGGCAGAAGAATTTGCGGAAGCATTCGTGCGCACCATGCGCGCTCATGGGTCTACCATAGATTCAGCCGTAAAACAAACAATTGAAAACGCTAACATCAACGACGCGGCTAAAAAGAACCTATCCAAATACATAGATGATATTGCCCATGACATTAGCAGAACTACAGTATCGCCAGAGTCAGTGAAAAAAATATCCGACTCTATGACGAAGATGTACCATGCCACAAATGTTGCCGATAGAATCGGTGCCATAGGCATGAGCGCGGGGTCAACTTTAGATGCCATCGGTTTTCATAAAACTGGTAGCGTAGTTGGTCAGATGGGCGTAGGAGTAGGTAACCTTGCCTATATGGGTAGTTCTGCACTAGACCTAAAACAATTAATTCATGGCAAAAACATCGGTAAAGGCATAGGCAAATTCCTAGGCTCTACTGGTGGTCAAGCATCTATCGCAGTTGCACTAGGACTCGCGCTCAACGAAGTAGGCAAGTATTTTGGACAAGACCATTCCGACATTGAAGCAGGTCAGCAAATACTGCGCAAATATAACAAGGAACTATCCTCATTAAGTGCGCAAAAAACTAGAATAAAAAGTATGCGTGATGAGTTTGCGCAACTTTCAACTGGTATCTCACTTAATGGTAAAAACTTATCACTTTCAAACGAAGAGTATGAGAAGTATCTAAAACGCGCCAAAGAAATTGCAAAGGTGAACCCTTCGCTCGTGCGCGGATACGACAAGAACGGCAACGCAATTCTCGATACGCGCAATGCCATTTCTAAAACGTTAGGTTACCTCGACTCTGAAATTGATACAACCAAAGCGAAATTTTACAACGACAAAAACACTAAAAAAATACTACAAGGCTTCCAACAGCGCCTAGACGAAGGTGGATTATCAAAATCTAATTTTTGGCTCGCAAATAAGGGTTTACGTGAGCAGTCAGGTAAGTTTGGGGAACTAGATAACTTCTCTAAAGCAGACCAAAGAAGATTACGTCAGCTAGGAGTAACAAATAGAACTTCATCTGAAAAGTTAGCCAACATTTTCACTACAAACCCTAGTGCATCAAAGAACCTATCATCTAGTGGTAAGCTACTGGCAAACCAGCTTAAAAACCAATTAGCAGTTGAAAAAACTGTTATGGCAGAACGTGAGCAGTTTGTTGCGGGATATGCAAGCTATCACTTAAAAGATGCAGTAGGTTCAATTAAAAACGAAAGCCTTCTAAAAGCGGTGTACTCTAAAACCGCAAAGCGCAAAGACTTAACACAAAAGAACCTTGCGCAATACCTATCCAAAGACCTTGCTATCGCGCAAACACTAAGTGACAATGTTGAGTTTGCAGGTGCTATGCGCGACGTTAATAAGGCGCAAAAGGATTGGAACACTACAACAGACAAAACTTCTGATAACCTTAAAAAATATCAAGGTCGTTTAGCTGAGTCGGTTTCTACACTCAAAGAACTCAAAAAAGAAGCCAAAACAAAAACTGAAAAAGGTTTTATCCAATCACAAATTGACAGTATCGAACATTTAAAGGCTAATGCAGTTTCCCTTGAACATGCACTTAATCCGTTTGCCGATTGGGAAGCAAAGGCTCGTGGCGCGTATGACCGCTTTAAGGACGAAATCAAAGCGGGCGACTTCTACTCTGGCGTAAATTCCCTAAAAAGCATTACAGATGAAATGCTTAAAAAGGAAAACGCGGGTGGTAGTGGTTCAAGAACGTTTTGGAGTGGTGCAAAGGAACTATTCACTCAAAACTATCTAGAAACTCACGGCATCGCACAAGTGCGCGCGCAGACACAGAAGCTGTCCGGCTTACTACAACCCGGTCAACAGTCTGCGGATAGCTTTGACAAGTTCATTCGTCGTGTAGGTGAGTTATCAAAAGACCCAACACTTAAATCACTAGCAAGTAAGGGTATCAAGGGTATCAGAGAAGATAACTTTGATAAGCTATCCGAGTCAACTGGTATCGAAAAGCAAGCCCTAGCCGCTATGCGCGACAACGCAAAGCAATACGGATACTTCAGTTATAACGTAAACGAAGCTGCCGAAGCCATCAAAATGGCATCAACTACCATCAAGGGTAAAAACGGACAGCGCTACTACAACGACCAAGAAGTTAAGGAACAATACCGCAATGCCAAAGGCTCACTAGAGGGCTACTCAACCTTCCTCAAAGACCTTGAGGGCAAAGGCTTGCGCGCCTTCAACCTAAGCAAAGCAAGCGAAACTGATATTCAACAGTTTGCTAAAGATGTTGGTGGCTTAACACGCAAAAACAAACTCAATGCCGAAGTTCTTGCGCAGCAATGGTCTAAAATGGGATATTCTTCTGACGAAATTTCAGAGAAGTTTGGGAAACTCAACAAGTCCCTACTATGGACTAACGGTAAGAGCCTAGAGGACATTGTTAAGCAGACAGAAGCCAAGGGTAAAATTGACGAAACATCAGGTGAGGGTGTTGTTGCAAAGAACACTTCCACAATCGTAGGTCAATTAGATGCAGTTCTAGGTCACTTATCAGCGCAAAACCTAGACAAAGACACAACAGCAAGTGCAATTCGAGGAGTGGAAGAAGCAACAAGTAAGGCTCTCCTATCTAACAAACAGCTTGTTGACCCTAATACTTCAATTGCTAGTGCGCTATCCAACAACCAAGCCGCGCTCGAAAGCAACAAACAAGAACTTGCGAAATGGAACGCAGCACGCAATGACAAGAGTTTAACTGCGGAGCAACAAGGCTATGCACAAAAAATTTATGACTCACTTAACCGTAGTCAAGCGCAACTGCAAAACCAACAATCGCTACTTAATAACTTACAAATGCTACAAAACAGTGGGTTATCCAATACCGCATACCAAGGCGCGGCTAACCTAACTGTAAATGGCAACATATCAGACGCTCAATTAAAAGCCTTAATTGATGACTTAAATAGTCTACCTGCTGAAAAGCAACTTAACATTTTAACTGCTATAACTGGCGACCCAAGTGGCTTTGAAAAACTTGTACACCAATGGGATTCTATGGGCGACAAGGAAGAAAAAGTAAAAGCAGTTAAGGCTGCCTTCCACTTACAAGACGACAAACAAGCCGAACGTTTTGTCAAACTCATTGACGGCATGGACGCTAAAACTCGTCGCAAATTCACCGCACAAGGCGTAGTAAGTGTTGATACTTCTAAGGCAAATGGCTCCATCAATAACGTAACCAATAAGCTAGGTATATTGGCTCGTTTAAGAGCGATGCCCGGAGTATATGTACGCGCACAAGGTGCGTTAGGTACACTAGGCGCAATTTGGAGTAAACTTAAATCCATTGCTGGCAACTGGGTTGCGCGCCTAAGCATTTTCACTGCTAGAGCAGGTGGTGGTGGCAAGGGTGGCAAGTCCGGCGCTCGTGGAATTAATTACAAGGGTAAGTCGTATGCCTTCGGTAGAGGTAGAGGCGGCTCCGAAACCGCTCTTACTGGCGAACTCGGTCCAGAGATAGTGTGGCTACCATCTCAAGGCAAATACTTTATCACAGGTAAGAATGGTCCCGAGTTACAAGACCTACCACGTGATGCCGTTGTGTATCCACACAAGATGTCTAAGCAAATTGCCAAAAAACACCCTAAACTATTGAGCGGTGGGCGCTCATACGCCAAAGGCAAACTTCCTAAAATGGGTAACTCCTATGCTTCACCACCATCCAAGAAGGCTATGGAGAAAGCCAAAAAGGAATATGACAAAATTAATGGGTGGAAGCACCCTATCAAAAAGGCTAAGGCATGGCTCAAATACCAAAATGAGCGTGCAGCCTACAACGCCAAATATCGTATCTACGAACAGCAAGCCGCAGCGGAACGAGTAGCCGCACAAAAAGCACGTGCTAGAGCCGAAGCAGCCCGCAAACAAGCAGAGCGTAGACGTGCCGCACAGGCAAGCTATAAGCGCTCAATGCAGAATAAAACTGCCGCTCGTGTGACAGCAAGAGGTAAGAGCGCCAACATTAGTTCAATAACTGGTGTGGCAAGAAAGGCATCAGCGCCCGCTCGACCTTCACCCGTGGCAAAAGCAACTGCTAAAATTACAGGCAACGTGATTGCCAAGGCGGCTACAAAAGCCATAAAACAAGGTGTAAAAGCACTTCAACGCGTTATCCAAAACCCTTACGACGTTTCCGAAGACCTATCTGACGCACTAGGCGACCTAGGTGGACTAGGTGGCGGTGGCGGCGCCGGTGGTGGCGGAGGCGGAGGTGGCGGCGGAGGTCGCGGAGGTGGCGGCGGAGGAAAAGGTGGCTCCGACGACAAAGACAAGTGGAAAAACGACATCCACAAATACTACAACATACTCCGCAACATAGAACGCTACGAAGCTGAACAAGCCATGAGCGCGGCTAAGTACGACCGCATTGCTAAGTCTGGCGACCTTTCGCTAGGCAACACCGCTACAATGAAAGGGTTGTACGACAAGCAAATTTCCGCCCTAAACAACAAGAAGGCACAGCGTGAAGCACTCGTGCGCGCAGGCGACGATTACTACAAGCACCTTCAAAACCGTTTCAACAACGACCTCAAAGAAGCGGGCGGTAGCGGTAGCATAACCGACTACGTTACACTAGATACTAAAACTGGCTTAACTCAAATTGACTGGGGCAAAATTAGTGGCATTACTAAAAACGAAGTAGGTAGTGTTATTAAAGATGCTATGGGCGAATTTGAAAGTTGGGGCAAAGAACTAACCGACGCTGCGCAAGGTATTGAGGACGATACCGCAGCAATCAAGGAACTTCAGTACCAACTTATCGAAGCTAGTGGTAACTTGTACAACATGGTACAAAACGGCTACCTCACTCGTCAAAAGAACATGATAGACAATCTATCAGACATATATGAGGGGCTAAACCGCCTATCTGGTGAAATGCTCAATTCTGCAAAAGAGTCTATCTCTAAGTCCAAGCAAAGCAAGGACAACGCAAAAGCAGAGAAAAGTCTGAATGACCTGCGCGCTCGTATCGCATACTTGTCACAAGACACAGGCAATACACACGCAGTAGAGTTGGCAAATCTTCAAAAACAACTTGAAGAGGGCGAAGAAAACTATCAAGATTCTCTAACAAATCAAAAGCTAGACGAAATAGAAAAGTCGTCTAAAATTGCCGAAGAACAGCGCAAAAACCAACTTGACATACTCAAAATGCAACTAACCTTTATGGAAGAAAGTGGATTGATATGGAAAGAGATTGAGCGCATTGTACTAGCAGGCTTTGACAATAATGGAGTCGGTAAAGAAAACTCTGAAATGATGGATTATATCCGTTATCAACAAGAGTGGTTTAAGAAAAACTATTACGATAGACTTAAACTAGACAAAGACCGCAAAGAGACAGTTATCCGTGCAGAAGTTCAATTGTCTGAACATCAGAACATTGACTCGAGCGCGCGCATCAAACGTCATACTCCAGAGAACTACATGAGGTTTGCGAGCGGTGGGCTTGCGCCATACAATGGTCCTGCATGGCTCGATGGTAAGCCGGGCGCTCCTGAGATGGTACTAAACCCTACCGACACCAAAAACTTCATTCAGCTTAGAGACGTACTTGCTAATGTAATGACTAAAAAGTCTGTGGGTGGTACAACTAATGGTATTAATAGTTTTGAAGTGAATATCAAGGTAGATAAAATTAATAATGACTATGATGTAGATAAACTAGCAGAAAGAGTTAAAAAGAACATTATCCAAAGTGCTACTCAACGCAATGCAATAAAACTGTAAAATAAAAAGGACGACTTATTAATTTAAGCCGTCCTTTTTACATTAGTAATTCTAGTTTTTTGAGAATGTTGATTGTGATTTTGGAGTCACCGAAGTCATCAATTGATAGGTCGAAATTGTCAATTTTGATTTTAAGGTCATATAATTCTTGTATCTCCTGCGCGCACTTGTCCTCATATTCCTTTTTGATTGCAATTTCGCTATCGTTATCGAAGTGATTGATAACGGGATTACCGCTCTCGTCTTTTTCGCTATATTTATCTATAATTTTTGAAAAGGCATTACGAATAAAAGGTTGTTCCTTTTGCATTTGCTCGTATATTTTGTTGAGTTTATAGGCAGCCTTGATAGAAATAGCACTTTCTACAATTCTCACATATCCTGATTGAAATTCTAATAAATTTTGTACTGTTATTTCTTTTACCATTCTGTTACCTCATATGTTGGTTTGCGCAAAGTGTGGAAATGCGCTGACTCGACCGCACACTTACCTAAACAAATTGCATCGCTTACATCATCTGAAACCGTTATATCGTACCATTGCTTTACTAAAAGCTGTGCAGAACGCTTTTTGTCAACTCTTGTGCGCCCTTTTATCTGACAGTGCGCGCGCCATGTAGCCGAAGGCAATATCACATACGGCATATCAATTGAATATAGACATTCAATTAGTACGCCTTGCAAGTGCGCCAAGACCTTATAAGTTGTAACTCCCATTCTGTGCGCGCCATTTTGTAGCTGTATATCTTCCAATCCAACCCCATCTATATTCCATGCTTCTACCATACATATAAGCCACGTTCTCATATCACTAATGCGCGCCACTTCCGTATCGCCCTTGGACTGATATACGTCCGCGCGCACGAGTAAGCCATCGTCAAAGATAGCGTATCCGGTTGAGTGAGTTGCTTGGTCGAGCGCGAGTATTCGTTTTGCTCCTTTTGGTTTTGCAATAACTGTTTTTTCTACGTTTTTGAACGTATTATTCTTACATACGGGACATTCCCATTTGTTTCTAACGTGAGAATAGGGGGCATATATCTCATGCCCCTCATCGCACTTCCATTTCATTTCTGTTTTGAGGTTTTTATATTCATCGCTTACAAGTTCCCACCCATGAGCGCGCGCCTCACTTACTATATCTTCATACTTAATTTTCATTACTTACCTGTGCTACCGAAACCACCGTCTCTGTCGCTTTCAAAGTCCAAAATAGTGTCAACTGGCACAAAGTTTATTTGGGGTGCTTCTACTAGACGGAGTTGCGCAATGCGGTCGCCCTTATGAATTGTATAGCTTGAACCAAACTCAACAGATTTTGTAGTTACAATTACTTTGCCGTCTTTATCCATTGTTTGTTCGATGTCTATGTCCTTGATTTTAGGTTCGATGTTTTCGATAATGACACCCACTTCGTCCCTGTACCCACTATCAATAAGTCCCGGTGTATTACAGATGCGAAGTTTGGTTTTGGCGCTCAAGCCACTTCTTGGTTGTACGAGTAGTGCATAGCCTTGAGGAATTGCCACCTTAAAACCAGCCTTAATAATGGTCTGCTCACCGGGCGCTATCTCTATCTCTTCAGGCGCATAGATGTCCATTCCTGCATCGGTAGCATGGGCATATCTAGGTTGCATACCATGTTCCATGATTTCGATAGGTACTGATACTACGCGCGCAGTTGTATCTTTGAAGTCCTCGCCACTATTGAGAATGATGGTTAGGGCTTGTACGAGGAAGTCTTTTTGATAGTCCTCTAGACTTTCGTCATCTGCTTCCTGTAGGTTTTGGATTGAAGTGCGTATATCGTCTAACGACAGATTATTCTGTCTTAATCCCGCAATAATACCTAGCTGAACATCTGCGTCTGCCATTTGCTCGCGAAGTGAACTTAGAAAAAGCGCACTTACTTGGTCGAAGTGTTCTCTCGGCAACATTAAAATCGCGCTCAACTGCGTTAAAAAATCATCCTCATCAATGGCATCATTTTCTAAAAGATTACTGAAATCTTGCATATCCATTATATACCCCAAACCTTTCTGTATTCTTTTGTAATCGAAACAACATAACACTCATCAATAATTTCGCCCTTACTTTTCTTTACTTTGTAAGTTTGGCTAGACTTGATAACTTTGTATCCTTCCATTTCGCCCTTCTTCGCGTTTTCGATAAGTTCCTTTGCTTCTTGTTCACTATTAACTCTGTACTCTGTAACTGTTTTAAGCGTCATTTTCGTCTCCTTTATACTTATAACAATAGATACAATATCCGTCTTTATACTCATGCGGACAAGTTTTTTGTAATTCTTTGTTCTCTTCAATTAGCTTTAAAATGGTTTGGTTTAAAACAAACTGACCCTTGTCGCGCAATTGTTTGATAAGGGCATTATTGTTATCGATTTGTCTTTTTATTTCTTCTGGCACAATCCTTGACATGGAAACAACTCTCCTTTCTCGTATATGGCATAGCTGGCATTATAGAACAGCTTAAACAATTCATAATTTTCTTGCTTTACCATATCAAATAAATCTATGTTTTCGCGCAAAGTAAAGCGTGGTAGGTGGGGATATAAAATTGTTCTCTTTTTAATTTCATGGTTAAGTATTTTAACATAAGCATATAGGTTGTGGTAGTACCTTTCAGTTTCAATTTCTCCGTGCGCGAAGTTGCGATTGGGGAAACTACCACTAAAACAATTCCACAGTTCAAATAACCTACACCATCGCTCGTCCACATATTTGTTTGGTGTGTACTTTATTTGTATTTTCTTGCCATGAAAGTGCATGTGCAATAACTGCATATACACCTTTGGTAAATCTTCCTTTAAAAACCTTTGAAAATCGGTCATATAGTAGTCTATGTAGTACACAAATTGCGCTGACGTATTGGTGCGCACCTTGGCTTGTACAAACTGATGGAATGTGCTGTCTTGCATAACGCCTCTGTATTCTAGCGGAAAGAACTCATTTAAGGTATCAAATGCAATCCATTTCAAAAATTGCTCATCATTATTCACACATATTGGAAATTTTGTTCCTACTCTATGTATGCGTTGATTAGGGTAGGTATCTCGCAAGTAGTCTAACCCCATGGCAATCGTTTCGGGCGCGCGCTCAAGTGAGCCTACGTCAAAGTCGTGTATGAAAAGGGAAAGGTATTGATTGTTTGCGCTGAAGAATGGCTTAGTCCAATCCTTCCAAATAGTTTTACCATCAAGGCTTAATCGCGCGTGAACGGCATTAGTGAGTGTTGTGAACTTACTTGCGTAAAATGGGTCGGTTGAGAACTTACCGCGTAAACCCTCGTATATGAATACGTCAGGCGTAGACAGTTCTATATCCGTAAGTTGAGGTTGGTATTTGTTACTTGTAAACGAAAGTCCAACTGGCACTACATTACTATCCGTCACTTCTGCGGGATAGATACCATCAAAGTAGTCCTTAAAATAAAACACACTACCATACAAGTCCGGTCTTAAATTGTGCATGAAAGTGACTAAGTGATTGTGCCTTTTGTAATAACTACTAATTTTCATAAGTTCTAGGTTAAACGGCACATGGATATAGGTTTGCATATCTGCATCATATAATCCAATATTCATTTAAAACTTAATCACTCTCAAATACTGATTTAAAAACTGATTTACTGCACTTTCATACGCGCGCTCACAACATATTTCGTCAATTGATGTGAGTGCCAAATGTTGTACTTCAGCTGTATGCACATAGTTGTCTACATCACAATAGTGTTTCACACGAAATCTTGAGTTTTTGTTGCTGCGCAACTTCAGTATCTCTGCGCGCACTTGAGGGTTGAACAATTGTTCGCGTATTTCTTTTTTACACATGGTGCGCCCTTCGTATTTCCATAACAAATAGCTATGAATTAAATAGCGCACAAAACGAGTATAACACATTAAAACCAATTCCTTTTATATCCAATTATTAGAAAGATAGATGCTAGTATGGTAGCCACACTTGAAAAAATGAGTGGCATTAAAACCCATAGCCAACTTAAAGATAGTTTGCCTAGTAACTTTAATGTTATAAGCACAACAGTTAGTAGTGTTATAAAACTAACACCAGTTGCATGGCTATTGTAATTGTCCATTACTTCTCTCCTTTTTCTGTTAGTGTTTTTATGTATGGTAGGCATTTTAAGTCACTAATAAAATCTTGCCATTCAGACAATTTGTGATGTGACCTTTGCTCAATTATAGCAAAAATGTTTTCATATGAAAGTGTAATTGTGCGAGTTTGTAGAAAACCACTTGGCAATAATTCAATTAATGTTTTAAAAATTGAACTTTTTTCTGTATCTTCCATTATAACTCCGCGCTCAACATAGTTATCAAAATTCACATAATACTCACGAAGTTCGTTTAACACCAATATCATATGTTCCAAAAACTCTGAAGTCATTATCTTTTCAGTAGCTTCAAAACAAAAGTCACTTACATCAAATTCTTTTGACATGATGGTGTGCATTGTGCTTTCGCTATTGGCGGTAGTACCTACCTTGTATGTATCAAACTGTTTCCACCAATACAGTGGCGCGGTTATGTCCATGCTTACCATAACCTGTCTTGCCCATTTTCTGTGAGATTGTCCTGCTTTGTAGAGTCTTTTCATGAGCGCGAGGTCGTTATCACCGATGATGGTGCCGTTGTGTGTGAATTTACTGTCTGATTTTGCCATGCTGTTGTACGATTTGCGCATACCTCTAATGGCATGTTCAAAACCCCATACGTCTATGTGTTCAGTTTTAATCATTTATTTTCTCCTTGCGCTTTAGTATACCAAATCTTGGTGATGGTTTTTCTTCAATACATTCGATATATTCAAAGTTTTTGCCTAGATGAATGGCAAAATCTGAAGCTACATCTAGGTAGCGAGTGCTGATGTGCATTTTACCTTGTTTGTCATAGACGTTATAAATCATAATGCTCCTTAAAGGTTTTTACCTCACATTGGTTGAAAAAGTTTATGATATCTAGTACTAAATTAGTAGTATTTTCGATAGTATCGTTTGATGTACTGACACGTATTCTCCATGGGTCTGCATCGTCATGTAGTCGCTCTTCTGCATCTACCGCTATACGCTCAACCGAAGAATGCTTACATGAGCGCGCGGTCAACCTTGACTTCAATGTTTCTTCGTCAGCAAGAAACTCAACGATTACGACTGGGCGCTCATAAGTTTTCATGAAATTGATAACCTCGTTGCGATTGATGATGTAGATGTCGCTTGCGTCAACTTGGCGCTTAATAGCACCATACCAGTTACCATTATATGTGGTTTCAGCTACAATTTCCTCATTGGCTTTGAGGGCTTCTAATTCCTTCTCACTAATAAAAATATGTCCTTTTTCGTTTTCATGGCGTGGTGGTCGTGTTGTGTATGACGATACAACCGATAGCCCACGTTTTTCTAGTTTGTTGGCTATTGTTGTTTTACCACTACCACTATCGCCTACAAATAGGTATAAGTGTCCCATGTGCTTCTCCTTTATAGTGTTTCTATTTTGTGATAACTATTAATTGACAATTGGTGTAATATTTCTTCCACGAGCGCGGACTCACCTCTACTACCTGAGTAGATACTGGCTTGCGTGCGTTGGTTCATGGCTTTCATTAGTACATAGTTTATGTTTCTACTTTGTAACATTTTTTCTAGTTCATCTAATTTATCTAATCCACTTACGGTTGCCATAAACACCCATAGCTTCTCTTTTTGTCTTAGTTCTAGTAGCCACTTCGCCAATGGCACACCTATAATATTAGTTATAAAAGTTACAGTTAGTGCTACCCCATAACTCTGATTTGCAATAAACTTAATCAAGACGGCGCTCATGGTATATGTTGTTGCATTTACCAATCCCGCAGTCCATTTGCCACCTTTTACGGTCAATATTGATTTAATTGTTGATATAATAACATTAATAAATTGTACAGTAATAAATAGTAACAAAAATTTTCTCCTTTTATCTTCTTAATATATTATACCACGTTTTAAAAAATTTTTCAAATTAATAGACTAGAGATTTTATCCCTAGCCTAAATTTTTAACTTATTTTTTCTGCATATTGATTATCTGATGCTAAATTTACACCTAATACCTCGTCGAAATGTGGTTTTTGATTAGGACGGAATCTGCCAAACTTAACAATTATATTATCAAACTCTTGCAATTTTTCAATTTTATCTTCAATTTCATCACGATTATAGCCTGTGTAAATAACAATATCGTCGTCAGTGACTGCGCGCACGAGTGAGCAAACTTCGATTACATCGTCAAAGCTATCCATAGGTTCTAACCCTTGCATACACAATGCAGAAGTTAGTGCACTAGTAACATATAAGTGCGCAATGCGCGCAGGTTCAATTTTTAAAGACTTGCAATCTGTAAGCGCCCAATTATGGCACAATTGAGTTCCATTTTCCCTATCGCACTTAAAGTCACAATAGGGAAACTCAATTGTCATACAAGTTTTTTTGTAATTCACAAAATCTTCAAAAATTAAACCTTTAATTACCATTTACATTCTCCCATTTTCTCATGCCCCACTCGGCTTTGCGCTCGGAAGAGTATGTGCGCACAGGAACATAGAAACCTACAATACGTGAATATTCAGTGTACACATCGCCACCACATACAGGGCATTTCTTACCGAAGAACGCGTGGTTATTCTTACATGCTTGAATTTTAGTTGTAAATGCAAAGTATGTAACGCCCTTGTCTGCAATGTAGTTCAGCATCTCCCATGCCTTGTCATCTGAGTCAAATGGTGCTTCAAGGTTTGCGTGGAGAATAGAACCGCCATTGCAATACCCATCGAATAGTGCTGCTGTTTCAATGCGCTCTTGAAGAGTTGCCTTGATACCTAGTGGTAAGAACTGATTACCATATAGCGGTAGGTCATTGACACAATCTTCAGGGTACAGAATTTGGTCAGCTAGTTGCATCTTGGCACATGCACTCTCACCCGGAATTTGTTCTACGTTGAACTTGTAGTCTTTGTCTAGTCCAAACTGGTCTTTTGTGTTATGTAGAACTTGGAATAGTTTCTTTGCAAATTCCTTGCCTTCCTCTGTGTAGTGCGTATTCTCAAACTCATCTTGCTCTGTGTAGCCGAAGTGTTTTAGTGTTTCGTATACGCCAGTAAAGCCAATTGTGGAGTAGCAGAACTTAGGGTCAACAAGTCCATGTGAGAATTGAGGCATAAGTCCCTTTTCCACATTACGCATTATAATTGAGCGCTGTACATCAAGCACCTTACAATCTAGTTCTACTAAGTTTTTAAGTCTAACTAGATAGTCTTGTTCATCCTTTGATTCATATGCAAGGCGCGCAAGGTTGATAGCACTTACTTTCATAGAACCTACTTTTAGCGCAGTACCACCAATTGAGTTGAAGTAAGAGTCGTCAATTTGTGACTTTAGTCGGCAACAGTTAGATAGACTTGTAACAGAGTCATCAATAAAGAAGTTACTGTCAGTCCATTTTCTATTGTGTTTGCTACACCAGCGCGCGAATGGCTCATCGATGAATTTGCCGTTTTGGCGCAGTAGTGCCATTGTAAGAACTGGGAACGTCATCATGTTGTGCGCACGAATTTCACTAACTGTTTCCATGAAAACCTTTTGGAACTCTTGAATTTCGTCTAGGTCGTCTACCATGAATGTGCCGTCAGGGTATGTTGCACCACCGAATAGGGCTTCTAGGTATGGCTTATCGAATACGGATACGTTGGTAAATGCGCTCTGCTGTCCACCCCTTAGGAATGGTTGGTTGAGTGCGTATACAAAACGTTGAATTTGTTGCTTTGCGAATGTTTCTCCATGCTCTTTGGTAAGTCCCATGTATCCATTTTGAATATCTTTCTTCCAAAAATAGTAGAAGTATGGAATGATATTTGGAAGTCCAATGGCGCCTGAGGTTCTGTTACAAGCAAAACTGATAAATTCCTTTACGAAATCTACGAATGTTTCAAGGTGCTGTGGTGGCTCACCATTAAAGCCATCAATGAAAAATAGTCCTTGCTCTGCTAGGTCTTTAAGGTCATAAGCGAAGCAATAAGATACAAATGTTGACGAGTGAGCGTCGTGCATATACAGAGCGCGCGTCCATTCTTGCTCTAGCCATTCACAAGCCGTTTTGAAACCGTACTTTTTATTTAACTCATAAAAAATCTTGTTAAAGGCTAAAAGTTTTTGATGTGCCTTTGGCATTTCAGTTGTCATGGTTAAAATGTCTTTGTGTCCTACGTTGGCGTTACCATCAATAGATGCGTCAGCAACGCTTTCCTTATCCACAAAACCATCAATAAAGTCTGTGTAACTTAGTTGGTCATCATCAAAACCATTAAGTCTTGCCATTTCAGTTCCATACTTGGCTTGCAGTTTGTTATACTGCGTAATAAAATTTTTGTTTAAATGAACATTAATATTCAATACAAAATCTCCTTTAAAGTGAATTGATAAGGTTGTTGGCGTCCATGAAATTTAGAATGGTGTCGTTGTCTGTCACAATCGGCATTTCCATTATGTTATGCGCCTGCGCGAATTCAATCGCTTTATCCCCCTCTATGTAGTTATAACTTATGTTTTTACTATCTAGTTTTGCCTTCAGTACATTGCACTTAGGGCAACCCGTTGAATATAACGTTATCATCATGTGTTCCTTTCGTGGTACGAAGCGTACGAAAAAATCATGGACAAAGGATTAATTTTCCCTTGCCCTATTAAGTGATTTTTCGTTAGGCTTTCTATGAATTTTCGGTATCTAGCTCGCGCGCTCTTGTAGTCACTACACCTTTTTCACTAACATTGACAATTTCTTCAATTAAGTGGAATGGTGTTTTTTTGTACTTTTTGCACAAGAAGTTATCGCCACGTCTAATACCTGTTGCTACTATTTTTGTGCCGCGTGAAAACATAGACTTTTCAATTACATGCTTTTTACCATCTGCGCCTACTTCAGATAGTTGTCTATCATAGTGAGTAAATGCGTCACCATATATTTGTACGGTAACTACACCAGTTGGAGTTAGCAATGTAACGAGTTTTTTAGCTTTATCTCTATCCAATACTGTACCACAAATTCTGTGGATACGATATATTGGTATTTCGCGCTGACTGTTCTTTGGAGTGAATGTGTATTCAACGTCAGGCTCTTCGCTTAGGTCGAAGAAGTCGACGAACTCGTTTCTGTCTAAATTCACGTGCGCCAACTCATGCTCGTGTATATAACATGAGATACTATCCATTTCCCATTTGGAATATGAGCCTTCACAATATTTTTCTACAATTTTTTGAATTTCTTCTTCATTAAACTGTATTAAAAGTTCTTCTTGGTGGCTTTGGATATAGTTCTTTATTGGTGCTAGTGCACGGTCTTTGTTTTTCTTCCACGTTGCTTTCTTGAGCGCGAAGCCACTTGGCGCACTTGTATTTGGGGTAAGTTCATCGAGTGAGAAGTTACGTTCCCAAAAACCATAAGCATCGCTATCCAAATAGTAACCTTCATATTCTTTGCATTTAAATTGCTTTTTAGACAAGTATGTATTAAAGTCAATTACTGCGCACTCAAAAGGAAAATTATTTAACAGCCCCTTTTCACTTAACTTGCGCGCGTTTTGCATGTTAAGTTTAGTTTTTGTATCAGAAACTTGAAGTGCGAATTTTTCCGCAATTTTGTATCGTTCTATACCTTCCAACTCATCAAAAGCGCCTGATTTTATTAAGTTAAAAACCTGCGTTTTATTGATTTTTACCTTATTGCAAAAATCATCTAAACTCTTGTAAGGTCTATTACTAATAATATCCTTTACTACAGATAGTCCAATCTTGTTCATACCGCTCATGCCATATAAAATGGAGTTAGACTCAATGTCTGGTGAGAACGTATAGCCAGACTTATTGATGTGTGGTGGCTGAATGTGGATACCGCTGTGCATAAACTTACCAATCGCTGTTGCAATTTTACCATAGTCTACACTTGCCTTTACTTCTTCGTCATTGAGATAATCTGACGAGTCCGCGCTCATGCCACTATCTGCAATTAGACATGCGGTGTTCCATAGTATAACTGGAAATCTAAATGCTAGGTTCATTTCTTGTAAGCCAATGATACTATATGCTAGTGTATGAGATTTGTTAAAACTGTAACCGAGTTGTGGCACAACCCCTGCTCTCCATGCATACACCAATAGTTCTTTTCTCACACCAGCGCGCAGTCCATTCTCGATGTATTCTGCATGGAGAGAGTCAATTTCTTCCATTTTCTTTTTGGCTACAACCTTACGCGCCTTGTCTGCAAACCCTAGCGAGTTACCACCCAACTCTGGCGCCATCAGTAGTTCCATCATATCTTCTTGTGTAAAACACATTCCATCTACAAAACATGGACTGTTTTTGAAGAAATTAATTTCACTTTCCGTTAAGCCTGCATATCTCATTTCATCAATCCAACCATTGATGTTTTGTCTAAAGCGCGCCCATTTTTCGAGTGGTCTTTCGGCTCCGCGCTCTTGTGCCATAAGACGAATTGCAGAGTTGAGAGTTGCAAGTTCATCAACGCTTTTAGGCTTGATAAGGGCGATACCTTGCTGTCCACTCTGCTTTTCCATTTGGAATAGCGCGTTAACTTCATGATTCCATATCATTTCCCACATTTTAGGGTTGGTGCGCTCAAGGTTATAGACGCCCACAACTGACTCATAGGTTTCGCGCAGAGTGGCTTTTGACTCTGCATATCCATAATCACACAATAGCGTAATACAGTTATGAATTTTGTCTAATGCTTCAATGGATAGAACGTCATATTTAATTAATGATAACTCTTCCGCATCATGCAACTCAAAAGCTGTAATAATTTCCCCATTCTTTGTGCGCATGAGGGCAGCATTGGTTGTGAATGGTTCGTCTACGAATACTACTCCACCTGCGTGGATACCCATTCCGCTGATAAGTCCTTCGATGCCTTTGGCTACTTCCCATAACTCTGGGTTTTTGTTCATTTCTGATACAAAAACTCTATTAGGACGAATACCTTTATCTTTGTCACCATAGTACGACTCATGTAACGTACGCAGAATACCTCTCTCTGCCTCAATTAGAGAAGCATAGTATTGTGCCTCATCTACATCCATACCCAGTCCGCGCGCTGCTGTAAGCAATGCAGATTTAGACTTCTCGGTACGCAGTGTTAGTACGTTAGCTACCCTATCTTCACCGTATAGCTCCCTAAAGTGGTGCATAACCGCCGTACGCTTCTGTCCTTCGATATCGAGGTCCACGTCCAAGACGGTTACACGTTCAGGGTTAAGGAATCTCCAACGCTTGGTTTGGGACTCTTCGCGCAGAGGATTTATCTGTGTGATGCCTAGTAGATATAGCAATACAAAACCGATACCACTACCTCTACCTGCGCCCACAAGTGAACCTGCTTCCCAACAACCATCTACAATACCTTGTAAGTTCAGAAAATACTTACTCCAACGCACATTGTTAATTTCTGAACTATCCCATGTGCTTTTCAGACACTCGTTCACTTCATTCAATGTGCGCGCATCTTGTAGCTGAACATTACTTGCAAGTCTTTCCATTATAAGTTCTGCAAGCAACTTATCACTCTCTTCCGACTTCAAAAACGTATCCAACATTGGTGCTTGAGCAATAAATTTTTGTTTTAAATTTTCATCTATTGCGTTGGCTGTTTTCCATTGTAATTGAGGAATTTTTAAAGGTTTTACGAGAGAATAGTTTTCACAACTATCCGCAATTTTTTGGATATTGGTAAATGCGATTTCTAGTTCATCTACTGTTAAGTCGTTTTTTAAAAGTTCTCTAACTTCCTCGTCGCTCATAAGATATGTGTAAGCGTAAAACGCGTCAACTTCGCGCTCTCCATTTTCTGCATTTAGAAACGCTTTATGCACGTTTCTGTCTTTTGCAAGAGGATAGTGTGCATCGTTAGTAATAACGTATGGCGTATTGGTTGCATGTGCTAACTCAACTATAGCCTTATTCACAAAGTGTTGCTCGGTGTAGTCTGCGGGCTGAAGTTCTAGGTAGAAATTACCCTCACCAAACACTTCTTTCTTACTCTCAATCCACGAGCGCGCGGTCGACATATATTCTTCACGCGTAACACCAAACTCTTCGCCCTTTAAAATAATTTGTGGTAGTGTTCCACCGAGACACGCCGTCATACCAATAACATGACCTCTATCTTGCTCAATAACTTCTTTTAGGTCGCGCGCTCTTGTAGGCACTCTTAACATTCCTCGTGAGTTATAACTTCCAAGCCATGCTCTACTTGAAATTTCTCTAATTTGACGGTGTCCAATTTCATCTTTTGCAAGCAATATAAAATGGGGATAACCTTTTATCAATTCAGCAAACTTCTCATCTTCCATATCGTCTACCAAATAAATCTCGTTACCCCTAATAAGTTTAAAGTCAGGATTATTCTCTTTTATCTTGTCATAATACTTCTCTGCCTTTAGCGCACTTGAAACAGACTCGTGTTCTGTGATTGCTACACACTTATGACCTAGCGAAATTGCCGTATCAATCAAAGAGGGGATAGTGTTAATACTATCCCTCAATCTTAGGTTGCTCATATCTGTGTGGTTGTGTAAAGAACCTATGTATTTCATTAAAACTCCTTAAATTTATTGATATTTCTTATTAATTAATTATACCATAAAATATTATTTTTTAAAAGTTCTAAAACTCCCATCTTGGTTTTGAAATTTTGGTTTCTAGTTCGTAGTCATCAACAAAAATTTGGGGTGTGTAAGTGCCTAGCCACTCGTTTACGTTTGTGCGCCCAATTACGTTGATGGTGTGTTTGGATACGTCAATTCCTTCTAACTCTTTGATAAAGTCGTGCGCCTTGAAGAACATGTAGGCAATGCCGTTGTGCATAACTTTGACGGTGTCTTGTGACTTACCCATTATGGTATAGTTATCTAGGCTAATGTTTTTGACAAGTACAACAGGCTCGTCGTTTTGCTGACCCCACGTGTCGCTCCAATCGCTTACATCGTAGATGAACTGCTCAAGTAACGGACTAGCACTATCAAAAATAAAGTTGATGTCATGGTAGTTTTCGTTGAAGGCAACATTAGCTAGTTGTGTATCAGTTAGTTCTTGGAATGTGTCTAGGTTTGAAACTTGTATTCCAATACCCGCTGCATTTGCGTGACCACTCACATATTCTGTTAGGTTTGTATTAGTTAGAAATTCCTTGAAATCTGGCAATGGACTATTGTGTACGTTACGAATACTACCACGCAATATTCCATCGTCTGCGCGCTTTACGACTAGCGTAGGTCGCTTATACTTATTAGCAACTTTCATAGCAAGTAGTCCATTTAATGTCTTTGGTAAGTCATAGGCTTCAAGTAGTTCTAGTACAATAATTTTATGCGCCAAAAGTTCTTTCTGCTCAACAATCATGTCAATGGCTTCCATCATTTTGTCCAATATGCGGTTTTGTTTTGCACGCGCATTAACACACTCGCGCGCACTTTCAATTGAAACCTTTTCAAGTTCACCTTTACACCCACGTTTATGACATTCAACTTCGATGTCTCCATCGTAGAGCGCCAAGAACACACGTTCTTTTTCCTCTTGTGTTCCAACTCTAATCATAGCATTGATAAGTGGAACTATATAAAAGGCAATTGTAATTGGAGTGAAAGTGTCTTTGATGGAATAGGCTTGTTTGTTGCAAAGTGCGATAAAGAACTTGTTTTGAATTGAGTTTAGACCGTGACTAATAATGTATCTGTTTTCGAGATTGCGCACGTCCATCATATCACCAATTAAACCTAGTGCGACAATATCAATTAGGTCGTCTACCATATTAGGGATACCTAGTTCCTTACCTACAAACCTAAAGAACTGCCATGTAACGCCTACGCCACTAAGGTTTTTGTTCGTGTAGCGGTCTGAAAGTTGGTTGTTGATGATAACTGCATAGTCACTAAATTGCGCATCTTCGTTCTTTTCGTGGTGGTCTAAAACTAATACACGGCTTCCATGAGCGCCCAGTCGTTCGTGGTACTCATAGTCGTTAGTAGACGCATCGGGCAGTATAACTACATCGTAATTTCCGGCTTCAATTTCATCACACACGTCAGATAATCCATGCTCTTTACCCTTGTGTAGGTAGTGTATAACTTCCCAGTTGGATTGTGTTGCCTGCGCCATTCTCTCAAGTCCAACTCTAGCCACTGTCGCGCTCGTGTAACCATCTACGTCGCAATCTACAACCAATGCGATTTTACAATGCTGACCCGCGTACTGCGCCAACATCATATAACCCAACCTTACATTATCTAAGTTTTCTGGCGACTGTAAGTTTGAGGGCGACGGATTTTTAAATTCCTCTAAATTTTCAATCCCGCGCTCGTGTAATAGGTTTGAAAGAAAATTGTCGCTATACAATTCGTTAATTAATTTATACTTCATTTATGCTATCCTTACTCTTTTCTGTAATAGTTGATTAAAAACTTCTTCCCCTTTATCACTAGGAGAGTCTTTATCTTGTAATAGGTTCTCTCTATCATATATAAAACTGAAATTTGCATAGTTTTTATACTTACTACACATATTCCATAGTTTTTGAAAATAGTTATCTTGAAAGTTTTGTTCTTTGTCGAAACATACCACTATTTCTTGTGGGCGCGCGCATCGTATAAGTTTTTTAATGGCAAACTTATTTAGGTGTGAGCCACATATGGCTACCGCGCAGTTGGGTCTATCAAAACTTTCAAATTGTAAAACTGACTTCTCTGACTCAAATATGTAGCAAATGCCAGTTTTGCGTATGTTGTCTTTATTAAAATTCAAGCCATATAGGTTCAAACTCAAAGGGTGTGCATAAAACTTGCCCTCAATTTTAACAGGCGTATACTTACCCACGTTCTCAACTTCCCAATCGTCGAGCGCGCGACCTCGAATACCAACTAAGTTCCCATTCTCATCGTAATGCGGTATCACAATTTTATTTTGCGCAATTGAAAACAATATACCAAACTTATCCATTGCTTGTTTTGAAATTCTGTCCTTTAGCCATATTGGTGGATAAAGTTTCACAAAACAATCCAACAAATTATGACTTATTTTGTCGAGCGCGCGCTCATGTGAGCCTTCTTGATAGCGGTCACGAATTGGCTCGTATCGGTCATGGGTTTCCAAGTCAGGGTTGTAGTTACTGCAATTGACAACTACCTCATAAATATCTTCATACCAATTGTAACTGATATTTCTAACAGTATAATAGTTTTGCAGAAACTTAAAAATTGACATGCCACCGCAATGAGTATAACAATAAAAAAACTTATTGTCTTTGTACCAATATAATTTACGCGAACACTCATCTAAATTTGTATTATGACAAGCTGTGGCGCATATAATATATTCGTCAAATTCCTCGTATGGCACATTTAACTTATTTAACAATAATTTAATTTTATCATTATCTAATTGTTCAAGTAATTTCTTATAATTCATTTTGCGCCTTTAGTCTATTATTCAAATCTACTACCATAGACTGATATTCTTGTTCTTCTTTATCTTCCCAACTTTTAACTTCATATACCCCATACTTATAAAAATTCTCAATTGGATTGAGTCCCGCATCAGTTATAAAAAGGTCTGTTTTGCGCATTGTTGCATAGTCAAACTGTGACCATATTTTAACTTGCGTCCATTCGCCACTTCTAACCTTAAACACATCAGTTACTAAGTTTGGCAATCCTGTTTTAGAGTCTTTAAATAGGTTTAGTTCTTCTTGTGTTGGGCGCGCCATAATAGCACCATTATCCGCCTTGTTGATAATGGCTCTACTACCTGCAAATGAGCTTTCGTTACGCACGCCTCTATCGTCATCGCCCTTGGCATTGAGCTGTGTTGAAGTGAACATGGCGACGTTTAGCTCCACCGCTAAATCCTTCAACGCGGTCGAAAGCATAAGCAGCACCTCATCGTTCCTCAGTGCAAACCCACGAAACTCACCCAAAAGCGCGGGACCGATGAATATGTAGTCATAAAACACGCACGTAATGTCATGTGTCAGGCAGTTCTCGCGCACGAGTGTTTTGATGAGTTCTATGGTAGGGTTTGGAACTTTAACCAAAATTAAATTGTTCTTAAAGTGTTCCAAAATTTCAATGCCTTGATTTAAAACTTCGCGCTCTAGGTCACTAAAGTTCGCATATCTAAACTTACCCTCATTTATACCTGTAATATATGCCAATACCATCTTGCGCGCTTCTGAAAACTGTTGTTCTGTAACAATAAACAGAACCTTTTCGCTACTACCTTTTACTTCCCACTTCTGTGTCGTCCAATTGAACCTCATAGGAAACGCTAGATAACACGCATCGGCAATCGCATTTCTTGTCTTACCAGTACCACTGGCTGCTGAACGTATTGTAAGGGTACCGGGCATTGCCCCATTAATAACTTGGTTCCACATCGCGCCCTGCACTGGCACACCCATAGACTGTTGCTCTTGAATGTCGGACAATAGGCTTTTTAGCCCTTCTGCCACATTCTCAACTTCCACCTCGTCATTAACTTCATACTGACTTTCAATGGATAGTAGTTTGCGCCTTACCACATTAACGATATCTTGGATTGTATATGTTTCAAATAACTGATTAACTTCATATGCCTTTGGGTCGGATAAGTCATCAATATAAATCTCACTTATATCAAACCCATTCTTGCTTAAATCGCGCAGTAAATTAATTTTTTTAAGTTTCGTGTAATAGTAGTCAAAATTATCAACTTCCGATAGTGAATATATGTCTTGCAAATATTCAATACCATTAGAGCGTTGAAAAACTCCTTCTGCCTTTGGATTGGTAGATAGACAATCTTCTACATCAATAGGTTGAATTTTTGTTGCGCCACTTTCATATAGTTTTGTAAGTGCCACATACACATATCGTTCTAGTAAATTGTCAAAATCTGTTAAGTCCAAAGTGTATTTGTCTATATGGCTCAATAGTTGCGGTTTTTTCATTATTGAGCCTAATACTTGCTGAACACAAATTTTGCTATTCATTTTAATCCATTTCTACATCACTAAAATCGTACGTGCTTTTCTTACTTGAGCGCGCGACTGCTTTGCGTACCACGATTTGCGCGTTTTCTCGCTCGCGCGCACATAATTGTTCGTCGATTTGGCTGAGTATGCCGGTGTGGCGCTCTTCCAATTCCACCCAATAGCTACATGCTTGGTTATACACGTACTCTACTATACCAATACCACCATTCGACTTACTTCTATCGCCATTATTGACAGTATAAAACCATAGCAAGGTATAGTATATCCCCTTGTTTGTCATATTTTTCTTTAAGAACTTTTTACGTTGACCTTCACACAGAAAAAAATTATAACTCATTTTAAGGTCGCGCGCAAGCAAGTCATACATGCGGTCAACCCAAAATTGGTCATCACCGCTACTAGAATTGCGCCAGTTGTCATAGCAGTTCTTGTGAAAATAATAGTTTCTTGAAGGCATTATCCAATCAATGCCCTCGCGTGTAGTAGTCTTACAAATTTCTCGTCCACATACACGACAATGTACAATATTTTGTTTATTCGCCATTTTCTGATAGTCCTTTCTATATATATTATATCACAAATTTAGCGAATTTTCAAGTTATATACTAAAAAATAGAGTAGCCGAATTTAGCTACTCTACTTCAATTGTATATTCAATTTAATTGGCTAGTTTTTCAAGTTCCATTACAGCAAAATTGAGTGGCTCAACTTGGTCTTTAGTAATGGTTGAAATTTGCACAGGAGTATGGAAATACTTAACAATGGTACTCATAATCTTGTTGTAGTTTTCCTCTGCAATAGCTTCGTCCTTTTGGTTGGTGATAAGTGTTTCCCAAACCGCTTTTGCTCTACCCATAAGGTCATCATAGTCATACTCTTGGCTTACTTCAGCGGGCACTTTATCAGTTTTATCTACCGAAACAGCACCTAGTTCAACTTCCTTGTCAATAGCATCGCCAATAGCATTTACCAATTCCTCATATCCGAACGGAATTTTTGGCTCTAAAAAGCGGTATCTTGTGCCAGCCTTAATGTACCTAGTTGGCTTTGTGTATAGCCATCTAGTAGACTCCCCATTCTCATTCCATTCTTGTGTAATAATACCAATAACGTCAACAAGCGCATTAACAATATTCTTACAACGGTTGGATAGGTCAGGTTGAACGAATTTCTCCTTTGTGGCATCATCCTCAATTTCTTTGAGGTGCGAAGTCATGATAAGTCCATATCCCATCATGGTAATTTGTACAAGTGTTGACCTAAATTCTTTAGATAAAGTAGACCACCCCTTACCATAAGGAATATCACCAATTTCATTTACGTTGTAGCTTGCGCACACGTATCTCTCACAAAGGTCAAAGGCAATACCAATAGTATCAATTGCCACATTCTTAAATCTTTCCCTAACTTTAGGGTTATTAAGTTGTGCAACCGCTAACTTTAGGTCACCCCATGAGTTGATAGGCTGTACCATAGCACCCGGCAGTGCGTTAGTACCAATCTCTGTTGCAAAGATTACAGTATCCGGACACTGCGCGCAGAATGAGGTCTTACCAATCTTCTCTGCGCCGGCAAGCAACACATACTTGCCGGATAAGTCGCGAGAAATTACATTGGGTTCTAGGGCTAGTAAATCAATCATTTATCTACCCCCTTATTAAAATCCTCTTGCGTTAAAACCTGCGTTCTGTGCAGGAGCCTGCTTTGTTACAGTACCGCCCTTTGACTCAGCCTTTGCTCTCATTTCTGTGAGTTTAGCATCTCTCTGTTGCATAGCTGCATCAATGTCTGCTTTGACAAAAGCAAGTTCTCCAATAGCAGGAGTTTGGTCACCACCAGTGATGATAAGGTCACTTACTCTAGTAACTTTCTGTCTTTCTATAGTTTCACCAAAGCCAACCTTTTCAGCAATGGTTTCTACTGTATTTGAAAAGTCAAGTCTACCGATTGCCTTTACCGTTGAACCTGCAACCCAGTAGTTAGTGATAACGTTGTTTACCTCTGGCGATACACCATATAGAGGCACAACATCTACTGCACCACCAAACTTAGGCACGATAGCTGTAATCTTCTGTCTGCCAGTAGGCATGTTGTCCTTATCCATCTCAGGTAGACAAGACTGAACGTACATTTCAAGTTCAAACTTTGCCTGTGGCTTGAACTCTGAACCTTCGTTTACCTTGTATACGAAGTTAGCCTGTACTCTTGGCTCAGAGACAAAGTTACCCTGACCGCTGACAAACTCATTCATGTCAATCTGACCACTAGTAATTCTGATTCTGTCTGCGTTCTCAAAGCCTACTGCTGCCGCAGACTTAAACTCATTCATAACCTTTTCAATAGATGCGTAAGCTGGGTTTGCACCGCCATCTTTTTTTAGTTCCATACTGAACATGTGAACAGGAATGTCAAGAGTTTTATCTACTCCATTGATAGGCTGATTAACTCTAACCATAATTCTGCCCCTAATGCAGTTGGCTAGTTTTCCCGTTGAGCGTTGTGTAATTTGTGTCTTTTCTAGGTCGATTTCAAGAAGTGTTCCTTCGATATATACTGTGTTCTCTGCAATTCTCATTTTGTTTATCCTTTTGTAATTTAGTTGAAAAATAGTAAATTTAAAGGGAGTAGCTAAACTCCCTCAAAACTACCTAAGCCTGAAAAGCTACTCCATCTGCTGTAAGCTGTACGAATGTTACTTCGCCTTCCTCACCCTCAACAGCTTCCTTAACTCTTACCACTAGACCTTTCTTTGTAAGGTCAGTTACATTAGCACTTACTGAACGAGGTGCTCTCTGTACTGCTGCTGCGATTTCCGGAATAGATGCCTTTCCATTCTCTCTAACATAATTGAATACTTCTGCTGACTTTTCTGTTAGCTTAATAGCGTCTGACATAGTTGTTTTCTCCTTTGAAAATAAAATTTTATTATAAGTTTTTAAGAGGATTTTATTTCTCTCTTAATTCCTATATATATTATAACCTACTTTTAGTTTAATTGCAAATTTTTACGAGTTCAATTACTTGTGAATTTTTTAGGTCGGTAGCAATTACACCAACTGTACCACGACTAGAAAGTGGAATTTCACTAATTTGCATTTTAACTTGGTTTGTAGAAGTGGCAACTATGAGTTCTTTGTCGCTTTTAGTGATTGGCAAGAAGTCTACCATAGAGTCACCATCTTTTAACTTTTGAGCGCGCAGTCCTTTAGTGTTAGTGCCAGTTACTTTGAAGTCACCTATTGGCGTTCTTGAAATTTTACCATTTTTACTTATGGTTACTATTTCAATTGTGTCTTGCTTACATGAGCGCCCGCGCACTACGACACCATCGTCCACCTTCATGCCTTTAACGCCCCTTGCCGAACGTCCACTCGCGCGCACTTGTGAGGAGTTTGTAATCATAAGGTTACCATTAGATGATAGAAAACCAACTTTCTCATCTTCTACCACATCAATTCCAACTAAGCTATCGCCATCTTCTAACTCAATACACTTTTTAGCTTGTGTACTTTTCATGAGTTCTGAAATGGCAGTTTTTTTGATAAGTCCATTTGCAGTGAAGAAAACTAAAAACTTTTGTAGGTTTTTAGAATTAATATTAATGACTTGAACTATGACTTCGCGCTCTTGTAAGCCAAACAAACTTTCGCAGTAGTTGAAATCTTCTAGGTTGAGTTCGTTTACTGTAGTAAAAAATGCCTTACCTTTGTTCGATACAAACATTAAAGGGTTTTTACTGTCGCATGATGCCGAACCTATAACTGTTTCATTTTCGGATAACTTAATTTTTCGACCGCGCGCACCTCTCTTTTGAGCATAGAGAGACGTTTCCTTTGTAGTGAACAATCTGTTTTCGTTAGTAAGACTAACAATAAAGTTAAACTGCTCAACTTCTTCGTCCTCTTGTGTGTTAAGGTCTATAATTTTTGTGCGTCTTTCGTCGCCAAACTTTGTGGCAACTTCATTTAAACCTTTTTCTACTTCCTTTTTAAGTAGGTTAGTGTCATTTAAAATGGCTTCAATTTCATTTTTCTTGGAAATTAATGTGGATTGCTCATCTAAAAGTTTGTTAGTTTCCATTTTAGCAAGACGACTTAGTGTAATTTTTAAAATGGCTTGTGCTTGCGCGCTATCAATAGACAATAGTGTCATTAGCTTGGTTTGCGCATCAGATGTAGAGTTTGCACTTTTGATGGTAGTAATAACTTCGTCAATGTTATTGATGGCTAACACTAATCCCTCAATGATGTGTAGACGTTCCTTAATGCGGTCTACATCAAACTGAAACGCGCGCGCATAGACTTCCATTTCATGGTCTAGATGCGCCTGTAACATCTGTTTCCATGTGTAATCTCTTGGGTATCTTCCCTTTTCAAGCATGTTGAAATTAATACCATAATGGTTTTGTAGTGATGTATTTTTGTACAAATACTTTACCACTTTGTTTACGTTTGCGTTTTTAGTTAGATAGATTTTTAGCTTTGGTGTAAGCCCTGTGAGGTCGTTGAACCTGTCAATGCCGGGGTTCACCTTGCCATCTTCCTCGTTGATGATATCCTCTAACTGCGCGCAGATGGTATTGACATAAGTTATATATGGAATTTCAGTTACAACTAGACAGTTGTTAGCCTTATCATATTCAATGGTACTTCTCACCTTACATGCTTTCCCATGACCGTTTTTCATGGCTTCGCGCACTTGTGAGCCATTGAGTACCGTAGCACCAGTTGGGAAGTCAGGCATACATATAATTTCATCATCATCTATTTCTGGATTCCACAAAAGTTTCACGAGCGCCGAGTTCACTTCGCGCAGATTAGTGGGCGGAATACCAGACCCCATAGATACACCGATACCAAGTGTGCCATTGACAATAGGTGCAAAACCCTTACATGGTAAATACACCGGATACTGTTCTGTATCATCATAGTTGTCACGCCATTCTGAAATTGTATTTTTTTCTATATCTTTAAATAGATAGTTTGTAAGAGAAGTTAGGCGCGCGCTCGTGTATCTTGGAGCAGCGTAGTTGGCTCTTTCTTGTAAATTGCCCATGTTTCCTTCAACTTCCACGAGCGGATAACGTGTAGCAAAAGGTTGCGCATTACGCATTATAACCCATAAACACGAAGCATCACCGTGCCAAAATATACGTGCGGCAGAACCAATTGCCTTTAATGTCTTTTGATATGGCTTCCCATGCACAAACTTATCAGTATACATACAGTACAGAATCTGACGAGCGCCCGGCTTCAGTCCATCTACAACTTCTGGTATTGCACGGTTTTGGATAACCGCTCCTGCATAGTTTGTAAAGTTTTCTTTAATAAAGTTATTACTCATATATAAATCTCCTACTCGCGCACTTGCGAGAAATCAATGTTTTCTTGTACATATTGTTTTTTGAAATCTGTATCTTTGCCCATTAGTTTATTTAGTAGTTTTATATCTTCATCATCAAGTTTTATGGTTTTGATAGATTGAAACTCTTCTGTAAACATAGACCTATGTGCCTGTTCAGGCGACAACGAACCAAGTCCCTTACACAAGTGAATGTCACCATTTATGTTAATGTCTTGCTCACTCGTGAAGTAGTATTCCTTACCACCCTTTTTGACAATATAGTATGGTGACTCTAGGCGCACTAATCTACCTTCCTTGATAAACTCTGGCGCGAAATATTGGAGCGCGATTGTAACTAGCAATGCAATGTGTCCACCATCGGCATCGGCATCAGATGCAATTCCCAATCTACCATATCTTAATTTTTTGCTATCATACTTAAAAGGCACAATATTCATTGCACTTAATAGCAACTTAATTTCTTCGTTTTCTAAAACTTTTTCTAGGTCATTAGTAAGTACATTAATTGGCTTACCGCGCAGTGCTAGAATACCGAAGTCATTTGTGCGCGCGTTTGCAAGCGATGAAGCAGCACTGTTACCTTCAACAAGCAATAGTGTCGATTTCTCACCCAAAACTTCCGCATCTTTTAGCTTATCACTAGCAAAAACCTTTTTCTTTTGGTTTGAGCCAATGTCCTTTTCAGCTTTAAGTATTTGAGCGCGCGCCTTCTCCGCAGCAATTTCTGCCTTTGCTTCTTTTGTGAGCATGGAGATAATGCGATTGAACTCGTCGGTATGGCGCTTGGAAAACTCATCAAGCATTTTGCCTGTTGCACGCTGACATAGACCACGTAACTCTGGGTTATTGACTTTGGTCTTTGTTTGGTTTGCAAACGATGGGTTAGGAACTTGACAATTGACCACATAAAAAAGTCCTGTGCGCGCGACATCAGGCGACACTGTATCGTTAATGTGCTTTTTGAAGAATGTGGTTAGGGCGGTTTTGACGCCAGTTAAGCTTGTACCGCCTTCAGGGTTAGCAAGTCCATTGGTAAATGTGAATGACTTTTCGTGGCGTTCTTTAGTCCAAAACGCAGCAACCTCACACTTAATTCCATTTTCTTCCATTCTAATATAAAGTGGAGTTTTATGTAGTGGAACTGCATTGTCTTTGATGAAGTCCTTAATTCCGTTTTTAGATAGGTACTTAACTTTTTCTTTTGTTTGTTTATCTTCGAGCGCGAACTCAATTCCACTTGAAAGGTATGACCAATTTTTACACATTTCTTTTAGGTCACTAAAATTAATATGAATTGGTTCGAGTTTGTAAACTTCTTGGCTTGGTGTGAATGTTACCTTTGTGCCAGTTTTGGTTGAAGTAGCTTTGACGGTTGTAAGCGACGTAACTTTACCATTTTCTACAATAAGCGTACAAGTGCGCCCGTCCCTAGTCGACTGCGCGCTGAAGTAATCAGACGACAATGCAGTACCCTTGGCACCGATACCATTCATACCAGCAACATTCTGATATGTTTTGTTGTCAAACTTACCACCAGAGTGGGGCATAGTGTAAATTGCCACAATCGCATCTACTCCATCACTCTCGCGCACACCAAAAGGCACACCCCTACCCTCATCTTCTACAGTAACGGTGTTGCCATCTAAAGTAACCGTAATTTTCTTACCAAACCCCATTGTAGCTTCGTCAATTGAGTTTGTAATAATTTCTCTTACACATTGCAGTACACCCGCGTTGTCTGCTGAACCCATATACATGGCGATACGAGTTCTAATAGCATCTACGAACGATAGTGTCTGAATGGAATTAGCATCATAATTCATAGTCGTTTTCTCCCATTAAATCTTATCTTATTCTATTATACCTCATTTTTTAAAAATTTGCAAATTAAAAGAGCGGTATTTACCACTCTTGAAATTTTTTCTTTTTGGATTGAGTTTTTACTATATATAGGTGGTCGCGCGCTCGTGTATAGGCTACATACTTTATGCGCTTTTCTTCGTCTTTGCCCCATGGGCGCATACCAATTACAACTACGTTATCGTTTTCTAGTCCCTTGGCTGCGTGAATAGTTAGTACCTTAACGGTGTTGTCCTTCATTTTTTGGATAAGTTGTCCTCGGTCTAGTTCGGATTGCTTGAAACTGTCGTATGGAACACCCTTGCGCGCAAGCACATAGCATACATCACTTATTTCTTGGTTGGTACGACACACAATAAACCATGAGCCGTAGTTGCCATCTTCCATGATTAAGTCGATTGCCTCTAGGACGCCTTCGAGTTTAGTAACTTGTCCTCGTACGCCACGTCCACATAGTGAATAGTCGTGAAAATCAGGGTCAAGTGCATCTAAAACTTTCGCTGCGGTTTTGATTACACGAGCGCCACTTCGGAAATTGGTGGAAAGTGTATAGGTTTTGACATCATCTTGCTTGGATAGGTCAAGTAAAAGTTGTGGTTCTGCACCTCTCCACTCATAAATCGATTGTCGCCAATCACCTATCATCATGAAGTTAAGTGGGCGCACACAGTTAAAGAAAAATTCGTACTGTTTTCCGTCACAGTCTTGTGCTTCGTCTACTAATAAGTGCGTAACCTTTGGAATTACATGGTAGTGCGTACTAATAAGGTCAAAAAGTTCGTCAAAGTTTTCCTCGTTTAATATGCGCGAAGTATCAATTCCGCCCATAAGTAGTAGTGTATTACAGTATGAATGTATTGTACCCACAAAAACGCGCTCGGAATTTGGTGTGTCACTCAAACGCTCACGCAATTCCGACGCTGCTTGATTGGTAAATGTGATAACCACTATCTCCGCGGGATTGGTACCCCATTGTAGTAAGGTTCTAACCCTCTCTATCATACATTTTGTCTTACCTGCACCTGCGCACGCATTTACCACAACGCGCGGTTCAGTTGTCATTATAATTTCTTTTTGTTCTTTTGTTAAATTTGTATCCATATCTACCCCAAACTATTCAGTCCGTTATTTTTAGTGTCATATATATTTATATAATAGGTTTCTTTTTGTGTCAAGTTTTCTTTAGGCACTTCTTCTAAAAGTTCAAAAGTGAAGTTGTGTGGTTTTTCCTCTGCCATTGTACGATGGAAATAGGAAGTAGCAAGTGTACCAACTCCGAGCGCGGTTTTGACGTGGTCAGTCCAACGTCGCTTTATATTGGTAGATTTACCGATATAAACTAGCCCAGTTGTGAGCGATGTGATTTTGTAGATACCGCTAACATCTGTGCGCCCATTTAGAACTCGTTTTATCATATCAGAAGTTGGTTGTTGGTAGTACAAAGTCCACACCAATTTATTAAGTGGTACAGAGTCGTGTAATTTGGCGCGAATAGAACTCACAATTTCTATATCTTCTATATTATTAGTAGAAACTTGAATTTTGTAAAATTCTTTTTCTTGCTCCATTGCTATTGAACGCAAGATGGCTTCGTTGAGCGCGCGTCTAGTTGAACTGTAAAAGTCTATGTTGCTTTGCAGAAAGGCTTGCTCGGCTTGTGCTTTGGCTTTGCAGTTGTCTAGTGTTTGCGACAATTCTGCTTGCATGAGCGCGAAGTCGTCTTTTTGTTGCTCGTACTGACTGCGCGCTCGTGTAGTTTGGGCTAAGTAATCTTGTTTTAGTTCTTGTGATAGGGTGTCGTATTGAGCCTTTAGTTCTTGCTCTCGATTTTTGTAATCGGCTTCTAGTTGCTCAAGTCGTGCTTGCGCGCTCTCCAAATTTTTCTGGACTTCCTCGGAAATTTGAAAAAAAGAGGGCGGCACATTATAATTATTATTGTATTTTTTCTTGGATTTAATTGTATTATATATAATATATACTAATAAATTTATACCAATTACTACTGCTATATATAAAATTATTATAAAACTCATACTAAATAACCCTTCCCATTATGATAGCTTACAATAATAATTATAATATGCCCGCCCGTTTTTTTCAAGTTTTTGGACTGTTGCCAAAGCATCAAAATTTTCCACTTAAAAAAGAAATAAACTTGCGCTTTCTTCGCGCTTGTGATATAATAATAAGGAAGAAAGGAATTTTAATGGGAATTGGAGTTAAAGGAGAATACACTGGCTTCTCACTCAATGGAATACACAGTTCTGAATTGGGTATAACACGAGTTAGTGACAACAATAGATACGAAGAAAACATGAGCGCGGACTTTGATTTACTTGAAACAAGTGTGGTTGGCGCACATCAAAATTATTTTTTTGCTAAAGACTTTAAGGCAAAGACATGGAAACTATCGCTAGGTTTTGACAAAGCGACTTACGCACAGGTAAGAAAATTTAAACAACTTATGGGCGTTACAAATGAGTTGGAACTGGTATTTGATGAAAAGCCATGGGAAACATGGTACGTTGTAGTAGTTGACACACCTACACTAGAATTTATGCCTGTGTCACCATCAATTACACGAGCGCCCGCCTACATTTGGACTTCAAACCAAACGTCATCTACCATAGTTGATGAAACAGTTCTAAATGGGGAATGTGAGTTGCATTTAAAGGCGAACTTTCCCTATGCAGTAGTTAGACAAAAATTTTTAAAACACACCTATTATGATGCGTCGGTTATCAATGCTATAAATGACATGGGCGCGCAAGGGTATTTGCTCGACAAAACCAAGTTTGAAAACGCACCGCGCGCGCATTACTTTGACACACAATACACCAACATGTTTCTAACTGAAAGTGGCTTTACATTCTTTTCTAACACATATTGGACTAAGCCTAAAATGGAATATGGTATTGATGTAATTGGAGAAGCCGAAGAAAAGGTAAGAGTATACAATTGCGGTGACATTCCTGCGCCATTCAAATTCATCACACCTAATACTATAGAAGCTAAGGGGCTATCCATAGGCGATAAAGAGTTCATATTTGAAGGTGATGGTGATACATCTATACCATACATTGAGTACGATAGCCGTACAAAACTTCTGCGCGGAGTGGATAATACAATGCACTATGTGCGCGGAAAAATTTACAACAAGGGTATCCAAAGTGGTGACTTTTTCGATATTCCTGTTTGTGAGCCATTCCAACCAATTGAACTAATCACTAGCTTTCAATTAACTAACGAAGATAAAATAGAGTATAACTACTACTACTTATAGGAGTATAAATGGATAATAAATATAGGGTTTCTTTATGGGAAGGCGGAAATAAAAGTATTGACTTTTCAACTGATACACTTACAATTTCTGCCTTCAAGCCATACGAACAGAAACTGACCTTAAAGGAAAACGGACAACATGAGTTCTCATTTCTAATACAAATGTGGGCGCGTGCTCATGAGGGAGAAGAGTTACAAGAAAATCCAATTGCTAATCTTCTTCAAAATGAAAGTGAAATTCATGTAGAGTGGAAAGACAAAACCTATCTATTTTTAATTAAAGAAATAGAAGAAACAAATAAAAAATATGAACGCACTATCAAATGCCAAGCACTATTGCCACAGCTACTATCTCGTAATGGTTACAATGTGGAACTCAATGGCGACCTAGGCACATCACTTGGTACTGCGCCTGAACTGGCTCATCGTATTCTATATGATGCGCCTAACTTTGTGTATGACGAAGAAAACTCAGACAAACTCTATGGTACGTTACGAGAACCATTGCTCTGGGGTACAACACAAACACAACTGCGCGCTCATGGATTGGAAGATAACGCAAAAACAATTGAAGTGCCAGTTGGGGCAAGTTTTTTTATATTTCTGAAAAATAAAGACAATACTAAAAAGGGTTTCCAATTTATTTGTAACCTAAACAATGCAAAATCAACTGACTATAGTATAGATTCTGACCTTACTATTTCACAGGAAACGGTATGGGTCGCAGAGAACGATATTACATTCACATCGGATAACATTGTTGACTACCAAGGCTACTTTGGTAACTATTATACCCAAAACCAAGTTAGTCACTATGAACCTAGATTATCTATGATGGTACAAAAATATACTAATGGCTATTGGGGCATACCATACAGATTGTATAATGCTACTTCGTTTGTAGAAAACTTTGTACCAAACCATTCTAATTTCCAACTTATTACACACAAAGAAGGACTAAAAGAATACGGTTACACAATCCAAAATTGGCAAGCTAGAAATACTGCAAAATTGTACCATGGTATCTATCCTTCATACCAATCCATCAGCGCCAGCACTAATGAAATTTCAACCTATCTATGTGTCGACTTCAACGCCCAATATGACAGCATAATCAACACAAAACTATCATCTACAGACAATACAACCCTGCGCGCAGGTAGTGATATGGTAGTTCGCGCGCTCGTAAGTGGGTGTGCATCTAGTAGTAATTTTGTACATGAAGGCATGAGTGTTGTGCCAAAAGCAGGCAAGTTTGGAATTACACGAGATAAATTGAAGTTTGAAATTTTCAATTCTAATGGAGAAATTGTTGCTCAATCCACGAGCGCGCAGTTGAATAAAATTGAGTTTATGCCAATAGATGGTGTGGTCGGTGTAACCAATCCACAAGATAAGGGATGGTACACTAAGACAAATAATACCTTCCAACTAGCAACTGACACTCAATGTAAGCCTAATGTACAATACTACGAACATATCCTAGAGGGTACAATGGGCGAAGAATGGGGTAGTTATCCATTAGAAGTTATCAAAGACTTTGAAATTAATGATAGTATCCTAAAAATTTCATCTATTTTTAATGGTAGTTGGACACTTATACTAAAAGATATTGAACTTTCGCGCTTATATCGCAACAAGTCACAAGACATATTGTTTAGTGGTGCGCAAGTGCCTTCGGACACAGAAAATGTAATTGCTTTCTTCAAGGAAGAAGAAAACTTAGATATAACAGACGTCAAAAAGCTAAAGGTTGCCCCACTATCACAAACCACAAACCTAAAACCTATATACTATGACTACGATGCAATTCACAGTCTACAAGGTGAAAAGTCAAGCTACTACAACTGGCTACAAATTTTAACAGAAGCCTTTCAATGTAGACTAGAAATTGAACCTAACATTGTGAATGGCGCACTCATGCCAAAAACGTTTGCTTACATGAGCGCCGACCTCACTTTTGTGGCGGGCAAACAATACTACAAAGACAAGGACTGCACTATCCCATATATAGGTACTAAAGGCAACCCAATGTCACTAGGTTTGTACGAACAAAAAAGTGGTTGCTATCTCGTGCGCCTAAAGCGTCCTAAGTCCAATGTAAACTACGCTGGCTTCCACTATGGCTTAAACCTTGACTCCATAATTAGAACTCTAAACTCTGACAAAATTACAACTAAAATGGTTGTATTGGATTGTGAGGTTGAGGGCGCAAACCACGGCATATGTACTATTCGTGAAGCCAAGGACAACCCGAGTGGGCTTACTACACTATATAACTTTTCGTACTTTGTAAACAAAGGTGATATAAAGCGTTCCGACCTTATTACAGACCTCTATTCTGATGTGTCAGGCATAGGGTTCTACAAACTCACAAGGGAATACAATACCCAACTCGCGCTCTTGAATGTGCAAAAGGCTGACTTGGGCGCTCTTGTAGTCAAACTTAAAGCAGACGAAACAGTACAAGCTAACTATTCCAAGGCTGCGACCAACTCATTCGACAAGGCATATCAAAACTTAAAAGATTTTTGTTGGAACTTTTTAGACCCAAAACCAACCACAAACATAGATACTGCAATTATTAATTTTGCTAAACAATACTCAAAGCTGGGAGTTAAATTCAACCAAGCAGACGTATTGTTACAAATTTTCCTAAATGCAAAAATTGCACGTGACAAGAGCGCGCAAGACTATGAAGAAACTCACACGCAACTTACAACAGCGCGCAGTCGACTTGAACAGGTTGAACAAAACATCGAAGAACTTAATAAGAAAAAACAAGACATATATAATCGCTTTACTACAAAATACAGTAAGTATATATACGAAGGCACACACTCTTCCAACAATGTTGTAGACCCTAACATTTACTACTACAATGCAATGAACGTTATGAAGGCTTCATGCAAGCCAACTGTATCCTATTCAATTGAAGTAGTAGATATAGAACAACTCAAAGGCTTCGAGGAATATCGTTTCCAAGTAGGTGACAAAACATTTGTAACTGACGTCAACTTATTTGGGCGTAATAGTAATGGCTCACCATATCGTGAAGAAATTATTATAACTGAAATTACATACAACTTAGACAATCCAACTGAAGTTAAAATAGTAGTACAAAATTATCGCGATAGCTTTGATGACTTGTTCCATCGTGTTGAAGCCACTGTACAAAATGTCGAAGCCAAAGGTAATGCATATGCGCGCGCAGGTAGTATTGTACAGCCTGATGGTAAAATTGCGCCATCATCAGTCCAAAAAACCTTCGACACAGGTAACATCACCCTATCCTATGGCGACCTCAAACTGGGCGCTCAAGGAATCCAAACACACAACAATCAACTGGGCGCTCAACTACGCCTTATGGGAAGAGGCTTGTACGGAACACAAGACGGCACAAATTGGACTGAAATTATAAAAGGAAATGGTGTAAATGCGTCTACACTTCAAATAGGTAACATTAACACTGCTAATATTTCCATTTTAAACGAAAACCAACCTACGTTCCAATGGGCATCAAACGGCATTACTGCCTATGCATTCCAACCTACGGAATTTGAACTTGTAAGTGACACGAGCGGCAAGTCACCAAAAGCAGAAAATTGGTATGAACTTAACGAACACCATATTCTAGTTCCTAGTGCAGACACACAACCTGATACCTTCTCACGAGTAGACAATGCGCTACTTGTGGCTCAATATGGTAATGCGTTCTCACCTTCACAATACAACTTATACGAGCGCGCAGGCAATACCTACCAACCTGCTACAGGAACATTCAACAATACCAAAACCTACTACAAGCAAGACAATAAACTCTACTTCAAGCGCAAAGATGGCTCTTACATGAAAACCAAAAAGGGACAGTTTGTGCGCCTAGACCAATTTGGACTATATGGCTTAAATACTAATATGGTAGATGGCGCTGACTACTCTCCATCAACGCTTGAACAAATAGAACAAGATGCTCAATTCGGACTTACATGGAACGGCTTCTTCCTAAATGGCGAAGAGTCTAAAGTGCGCTTAGACAGTAAAAAGGGTTTAACATTAGATTACAACAATTCATCTATTGTACTTGGTAAAATTGATGATGATAAGTATGGACTTCGTATTGATGGTGACCATGGTAAGTTCCTTGAAGCACGCGCAGGTAACATTACATTAAACGGCGACATCAAAGCCACAAGCCTAGAAATTGTACCTGTGACTGCCTTCTCACTTGTAATCGATACCGAACCAATACGTCTGCGCGCGGGCGCTGATGCAAGCGGTGACAATTACGAACTACCAATAAAAGTTTTCAATGGAATGAAGCCATATAAAGGCACATTAACCTATAAATTTATCGACAAACAAAAATTGTATGAAAAATCAAACACAATTTCACTTACTAACGGTGAGTTTACAATTGAAAACTTATCCAAAATTGCTTACGATTACGGTGGCGATTTAACAGTTACAATCTAAAGGAGTATAAATGAGCATAGTAAAACAGATACCTATTGCTGGGGCAGCTTCAAGTGAAACTGCCCTACTCAATAGTAAGGCATACAAAGACCTGCTTAAAAAAATTCAAAATGCAGGTGTAAGCATTAAGAAGATAACTTACGAGCGCGCGCTCAACGATGATGCGGATAATCCGCCAACAGAGGGGTGGAGTGAGATATAATGGCATATACATGGGAAAGATTGAAAATTGAATATAACAATGGGAATATTGTATATACTAAGCCTAAAAGAGTAGATGAAGGTGACCCAATTAAACTAAAAAAAATTGTGCGTTACTATCAAGTGAGTTTACCTCAACCGGGTGTACCTTTAACCAACCCCCCAAACAACGCGTGGGTTACCGATGTATCGACAATATTGAATAAGCTGACAGACGAAAACTACCTATACTACGTAGACCTATTCTTATATACTGACGATACCCATTCTTATTCAGAGGTAAAAGTTGATATTGAAATTTCGAGTGCATATAAAAGTGTCAAAACCGCGATAGCCGCAAACGCCCTATCTCAACAAACCGCTCAACAACAACAAAAAACACAAAAGGACTTAGACAACTTAAAACTATCTGTGCAAATCAACGAGCAAGGTATAAAGGTACAAACCAAAGATAACAAGTTTGCTATTGTAATAGGTAGACAATCAAATGAAGATACTCGTCCGCCTAGAGTGGGCTTCCTACAAGATGGGAGAGAGGTCGCATACATCGATAATAACCAACTTTATATTCAGAATGCAACAATACTAACTAGCATTAAACTAGGTAAATTTGCTTTTACTCCTGATGAAGCTACAGGTAACTTATATTTTGGAAAGGTAGAATAGAAAATGGCAGATTTTTATACAGATGGCACAGTTTGTGATTATACTCTGCAAGGTACTGATAGTGAATATTCATCAAAAGAAACCGGTTTCGGCTGTCTTATTGGTGGATACTCTACTGTACAACCCATTGTGCGCGGTCAAATAGATGCAGATAGTATTTACATGTTACAAATTACTGTACCCGATGAACAAAACAATTATAAGACGGTTAAAATTATTGAAAAAGGTCAAGTTAATACAAGTGTACTTACAGAAGATTGGCTATATAGAACACTAGATGGTCAGATTAGTTACCATTTTATCTTGCCACCGCGCAAACTTCCGCGCACATTTAACAGTTTTGACTATCAAGAAGCACCAACTTATACGGGTTTTATTAATGTAATAAAAGGTAATCAAAGTTTGTCTAAAGATATATTGTGTCGTAGTACAATATCTAACTATGACCACCCACATGTTAATATGAATTTTGTACCTTATCGTAGTGACTTTGAAGGAAACGCGAACGTAAATGGTCAATACTATACTCATATACTTTCTTGTGAGTATTGTCCTATAACAAGTGAACACAAGTCCACATGGGCACCACAATATCGACTATTTATACGAAAAACAAACGAACACACTTCAACTGAATTAAATAGTGGCTTTAATATAAAAACCTACAAACCCACAGAACAAAACGGCAGTTGGGAGCGCGAATGGTATAAGATTATAATTCCCGCACACCCATCGTTTGCATATAAGTATAAAATGGAAGTAAGTGACCACCTATCCACAGTTACCACAGGTGAGGTATACCTACCCGATGCCTTCAAACTTATGTCTTGGCGAGCGCAAGGTGATGGCATTGCCTTTGGTAAAAACTCGGAAAAAGCTGCGTTTGAATGTGCGCTACCTACAGTATTTAGTAAGCCAGTTTTCTTTAGGGCAAATACGAAGGGTTTAAGAAATGGCAACTTGACTATGGACTTTTACGTGGACGCATCGTCATACATGGGCAATTCTACAAGGTTTGCAGGAGTACCGTACGTTTTTGAACTAGGTATCAGCAAGGATACACTTGGAGAATATCTCGACGAAACGTGGATACCAGAGGTTTTCCCAGACGCAATGTGTCCAGAGTTGTATCCCGTATGCGCGCTTGAGGGTAATTCAGAAACAGGCTTGTTCGATGATAGTAGTTTAATTTGTTTAAAATTATATTTTTATAAACAACCTACTAAAAAAATTAACATGACTTATAGACTAACAAAGTCTATGAGCAAAGAAGCACAACAAATATTGATAGGAGATTAAAATGAGTTTAGGAGCAGCACACAGCACTGGTATTACGATTGTAAGGTCAGAAGTTATAAATAAAGATGGTTGGAAAATTTTATACAATGAGTATTCCAATGGCTACGTCACCATGTCAGCTAAATCTAGTCAATCAGTATATGCTGCCAATTCTACTGTAATGTCAAGATTTAACTTCCCCGATGGAGTACAGTTAGAAAAAGAGTCGTATATTGCGCAAGCCTCTTTTGGTTACAATGGTGCACTTGTGAGGGATTTTGTTATAATGGCGGATAGCGGACAAAACGCGAAATATGATGAAAACGGCTTCAACTTTGCGTGGTGGCAAACTGCAAAGTATAATGTAAGTTTTATGTTTTACATTGAAGGCATGAAGAAAAAGTAGTAAAGAGAATGTTACAAAACCTTACTTTTTCCTGTAAGGGGAGGAAAAACTACACAAATGGAACATACACAACTAATCACAAGCATAGTAGTTGCGCTATTAGCTTCATCGGGTTTTTGGACATATATACAAACACGTTATATGAGAAAAAATCACCTTGAAACTGCGGTAAAAGTTTTGGTAGCAGATAGAATTTTACAAGAGTGCGAAAAGCATATCCGCGTTAATGCCACTACTTGCGCGCAGCGTAGACTTTTAGGTACAATGTATAAGACATACATTGGAATGGGAGACGGTGATGAGGGTGTTAATGCCGTATGGGAACAATATAGTGTACTAAAACTGGTATCAGATGAGGAATATCTACAACAAGTTAAGGAACTACATATAAAGTAATAGGGCGAAAGTCCTATTATTTTTTATTTTAGTGAAATTTATGATATAATGGAAGTAGAAAAATTATAAAGGAGAAATAAAATGAAATATTACATAAGCGATTTACATCTGCGCCATAAGAATATTATTAAGTTTGACAATAGACCGTTTGGTTCTGTTGAAGAAATGGAAGAAATTATCATTTCCAATTGGAACAACACAGTCAAAAGGGGAGATATAGTTTACATTCTTGGCGATTTTATATGGTCGGGCGCTCTTGAAGTTTGGAATGAGATTTTAGATAAACTGAACGGTACAAAATTTCTTATTCGTGGAAATCATGATAGTGACAAGATTGCTCACAAGTGCGCGCGGTCGCGCAAGGATTTCTTTGTAAGTGATTATAAAGAGATAGATGATGGTGATTATAAACTTATACTATCCCACTATCCGCTCATGTCCTATAACGGTGGTTTCAGAGAACGCAATTTCCATTTCTACGGACACGTCCATGTAACTGCTGAGCGCGACGTCGTTAATAACTACTACGAAAGCCTATGGTACGCAGCCGACCATTTCCCTAACACACATGTATCCCTAGGTCAAGCAATTAACGTGGGTTGCATGATGCCATACATGGGGTACACTCCGCGCTCGTGTGAGCAAATTGTAACCGAGTGGCGCAAGTGTAGGCAAAACGGTAAATATGAGTAAGCTAAAAGAGAGGCGATTAAACCTCTCTTTTTTAGTGCCACTATTTTAATTGTTCTAAGCTACACTCCATATAGTCTTTGTCATCTCTAAAGCCCAACATTTTACCGTGGCGTAACTTTCCATCTTCAGTAAGTTCCATTGCACCAACTTCAATTACTTTGTATTTATAGTCTAGTGGGTTGGCTTTGATTTCATCAGTTAATCCACTAAGATATCCAATTGGCACAACTTTGCCGTCTTTCATAAGTCCAATCTCTAAACTGCTTGCCCAACCATAGTAATAACCCTTTGTAATTGGCGCAAGTCCTTCACCAAAATAGTAATCTCGGTACTTGTTTTCGTTGAATTTTTCACCGGTTTTTTCATCTTCCCAATAGAGCCAACTTTCTGGTGCATTGCCTTTGTATTCGCGCGTAGCCAACTTATATCCACCCGTGAAAAAGCAATCGATTGTTTCGGTTAGTTCCTTTTTAATCTTAATTGTGGTGCGCGCAGGTGTACGCTTTTGGTAGACCTTACAATCTCCACGCGTGATAACCATACCCTCACGTCCACTTCCTAGATAGAACTGAAGCTTGTTCCAAAGGTCACTTCCTGTGTAGTAGTGCGCCCACTCAACATACTCATTTGCATACTTGAGCGCGAGGTCGTGAATGACTTCAAAGCGTTCGCGCGCACATGAGTTCATATAGTTTTTTCCGTCGTAGTAGTACACATCGAAAATGTAGAAATGCAATTTTCCATATGTTCCTTCTTGGCGCTCGATACATTTTTCCTTTAGACAACCTAATAGGCTTGTAATTTTTTTTGAACCTTCATTGTTTGGCAGATAAACTTCCGCAATTAAAACTGTACCATTGGGTAGCGACTCTACAAACTTTTTTAAATGTGGCGCCCAATCAATTTTATTCACATACTCACCATGAACATTCTTACTGCGCGCAACCATAAACACATTACCATCTTCATCTTTAACAATGCGTTGATAGTATCCATCTACTTTAAGCGCGCCATAATAGTTGCCACTCAAAATAAAGTTTTTAATTTCACTTTTACTGTCGCCTTTATATGATTTTGCATAAGACCAATACAACATTGCGTCCATATTTAAAAAATCTATTCCATTTATATGTCCTAGCATGTAAACTCCTTTACTGATAAAATTCTTTGTAAACTTGAACTAAATTTTCTTCTGTGCAATTTGCGTTGTTTGTCTTTAGTGCGCCTAGAATAAAATCCATTGTACGAGGATATACACTTCCTCTTTTTAGTGGATATTTATTTATAAGTTTTCTGTGTTTTCCGAAGTGGTATTCCCAAAAACTCATATTTAAATAAACTGGCTCATCTATTCCATAAATCATGTGCGCGAGGTATGCGCAATGGAGTATACATTTGTGTGCGTCGTTGTCTAGGTCTACTTCATCTAGTGTAACTCCATATGGAAAATAAAAACCAAGCGTTTGAATTGTATCCGCAGCAACTACATTTAGCTGTTTTTCACTCAATTTCATTGACAAAATCTCCTTTCATACTACTATTATAATACAAAATACTAATTTTTTCAAATTCTAGGACATAATTTGACTTTTGGTAAAATTTGTGATATTCGCGTGTGCGCGCACGTGTATTTTATAGGTAGGCTTTCTTGTATTTTGACTTATTTTAAAAATTTAGTTATAATAAGAATACAGAAAGCGAGGAAAACAAAATGAACATTACACTACTAAAGGCTAGACGCAATAAACTAGCAAACAAAAACGCACATGAAAATGCAAAAATTATTGCAAAACTTGATAGAAAAATCAGAAAAATGGAAGAGAATTAATTGACTTTTTGAAAATTCCATGATATAATATAATAGATGAGTGAGTTCAGCGAGATACTGGCGCGCTTAAAGTATCGAGTGGCACAACCAGAGCACGAACGCTCGGAGTAGAAAGTCTACTATGAAAACAGTATAGGTTTCGCGACGTCTTTTCTGCAAGATTTTAGGCAGATGTAAATTGTGCCGGCTCATCATTCATATTGGGGTATAGCCAAGTGGCAAGGCAACGGACTTTGACTCCGTCATTCGTAGGTTCGAGTCCTACTGCCCCAGCCAATATGGGGAATTAGCTCAGTGGGAGAGCGTCTGCCTTGCAAGCAGAGGGTCAAGGGTTCGAGTCCCTTATTCTCCACCAACACTCGGTGGTATAGTCAAGCGGTAAGACGTGGGTCTGCAAAACCCTTATTGCTCGGTTCGACTCCGAGTGCCACCTCCAACCATGGGAGATTAGCTTAAATGGTGAAGCAATTGACTGTTAATCAAGAGAGTGCAGGTTCGAGTCCTGTGTCTCCCGCCACTACGGTGCCATTGTAGAAAGGTTAGTACGTGAGGTTTTCATCCTCAAGGTCAGGGTTCGAGTCCCTGTGGCATCACCAATATGGACGCTTAACTCAGCAGGGAGAGTGCTTGCCTTACAAGCAAGAAGTCGTAGGTTCGAGCCCTACAGCGTCTACCACTTATATAGACGTTTAGCTCAGATGGTTAGAGCGCGCGCCTGATATGCGTGAGGTCATTGGTTCAAATCCAATAACGTCTACCATATGAGAGTCGCATAAGGTATGGATAGATGGGCGCATCTATTGTGAGTTCAATTCTCATGACTCTCTTACGCACACAAACTGTACAGTATTCCCCTAGACAAGGGAAGCCGGCACTGACTTTTTTCGATGCACATTTGCAAGCACGCTTATGATGCGCGTTTTGAGGTCACGGAGCGGTAGTGAAGTCTAAACTACCGCCCCACTATCAAAATTTTTATATGGCTTCATGGTGTAATGGTTAACATATTAGATTGTCAGTCTAAAGTCGAGGGTTCGACTCCCTCTGAAGTCGCCAAATTTTAAAAGTGGTGGGTATCGTCTAATGGTAAGACGCGAGATTGTGGTTCTCGTTATGGTGGGTTCAATTCCCCCCTACTCACACCAAACCTATGTGGGCATGGCTCAATGGTAGAGCATCGGCTTGCCAAGTCGAAGGTTGTGGGTTCGAGTCCCATTGCTCACTCCATATGTGGGTGTAGTTTAATGGTAGAACGCTAGGTTTCCACCCTAGTAGTGTGAGTTCAATTCTCACTATCCACTCCAATATATGTACCGTTAGCTCAGTTGGTTAGAGCATCCGTCTCATAAACGGAAGTGCTTAGGTTCAATTCCTAAACGGTGCACCATATCGGCAGGTACTCAAGTGGCTGACGAGAGCGGGCTGTAAACCCGTTGACTAAAATCCGCGTAGGTTCGAATCCTACCCTGCCGACCACATGCGTCCTTAGCTCAGTTGGCTAGAGCATTTGACTTTTAATCAAAGGGTCTTGGGTTCGAGTCCCAAAGGTCGCACCAATTTTATGGAAGGGTGTCTGAGTCCGGCTTAAAGTACCAGACTTGAAATCTGGCGTGCGCAAGCACCGTGGGTTCAAATCCCACCCCTTCCGCCACTCATATGGAGAGATACTCAAATCGGCTAAGAGGGCGCCCCGCTAAGGCGTTAGGACAGCAATGTTGTGTGGGTTCGAGTCCCACTCTCTCCGCCACGAGGATTACAAAAGGATTACATGCTTGCTTACACGAGCGCGCGGTCGACTTCGCGCTCATGAATTGGGCGAGTGAGAAAAGGAGTATCAACATGAATGCTTTGGAAAAGGCATTTAACATGAAATTCACAGAAAATGGTGATATTGCTTATAACAGCACGACAAATAAGTTGCTTGACCTACTTTTTATGAGTTCGTATTACGAAAAGCATTTAGATGAGGTGGAACTAGGCAATTCAAAAAAAGAAAAATTGTTTGCTAGATTTATGCGTGACCCTAGACTAGGTTTAGGTAGACGTGACCTCGGCAGAAAACTTATGGAACTGAGTGGGGTTGACTACGCGCGCATTGTGCAAGCGGGTAGGTTTGATGACCTATGGCATATTGATATGGATAAATTTGCTAACTTTTTACTTGCAGAAGTGAAAGCTGGCAACGAACTAGCAAAGAAATGGTGTCCTAGACTTAATTCAAAGTATGGTGATGTGGCAAAGCATCTGTGCCATCTTTGGGGAATTTCACAAAAAGAGTACAGAAAGCTGATTAAGGTTGATACAACCGAAAGTAAGCTATCTGCAAAGAAAGCCGACGAAATCAACTTCGCGCACGTGCCTTCTCTTGCAATGGTGAAGTATTTTAATCGTTTTGCAAAAGGCACAGATACGAGCGGCAAGTTCGCGCAGTACCTTGAAGATGTAAAAGCTGGCAAATCTAAGGTGAATATTGCTACTACAACTGTATATGATATATACAGAAATAGAAGTAAGATAGATGCAGACCTACTATTCAGTCAACTTGAAAAAATTAGTTTAAATTGTATTCCTATTGTAGATGTCAGTGGTAGTATGTACGACACTAATGACTCTATTGGAAAGGCTGTATCTATTGGTCATTATCTTGCTAGATACTCAACATATGCACCTAATATGTTTGTGACATTTTCACACTCACCAGAGTTGGTTAAAATTTCAGTATCACACTCTTATGAAAGCCAACTAGACGATATTAAATGCTCTTCATGGGGTTGGAATACTAATCTAGGCGCAGTAATGGGTAAACTTCAAGAACTTGAAGAAGCGCCTGAGTATCTTGTGATTTTGAGCGATATGGAGTTTGATGAAGGGTCATCAAGCGACAAAGATACTCTCATGAGTAACTGGCGCGCTCGTGGAATTAACACTAAAATTGTGTGGTGGAACTTCAACACAAGAGCCACAACTACACCAGAAACAGATGACTATGGCAATATATTCTTTAGTGGATATAACCCAATGCTATTAAAGTTCCTTAATGTAGAATTTGATGGCGCAAAGTTTTTAGATGTATTGCTAGATGAGTACGCAAAGGCTACCAGTTAGCATATACAATTGTTGAGTGCGTACATGAGCGCGCACTCAACTCCAAATATCGACAAAATATAAAATTTTAAGTATAATATTAATATAAGAAATACACGAACAGCAAACTATTAAAAATAAGATTTTTGGGATAATCACTTTTGTGTATTGTAATTTAAAGCACGCCTACAGCAAAATTTTTTCGTTTCTATAGGTTGAGATTAATTGCGCGTGCTGTAATATAGAGGTATAGTACAACGGCAGTATGACTGGCTCCAAACCAGTAGATAGGGGTTCGATTCCTTTTGCCTCTGCCAACATGAACGAACTATACGGTATTAAGGAGAATAGCAGTATCCTTTCTATCCTATTTAGTTATGCCGAAGTTAGTCGGAAAATTACCTAGTCTAACTGCTAGGTACGATGGGGATTAGTTGAGTTTCCTCATTACATCGGAGCGTAGCGCAGTTTGGTAGCGCGTCCCGCTTGGGACGGGAAGGTCGCAGGTTCAAATCCTGCCGTTCCGACCATATACTTGGATAGCTCAGCGGTAGAGCATTAGGTTGAAGCCCTTTGTGCCTTGGTTCGATTCCAAGTCCAAGTACCATATGCCGATATAGTTTAATGGCTAGAGCTACTGATTTGTAACCAGTAAATGGGAGTTCAATTCTCTCTATCGGCTCCAACATTTTCAAAGGAGAGTACATGAAAAAACCACTAATAATCAATCTCTATGGCGCGCCATCAGCAGGCAAGTCCACAGGCGCAGCATATATTTTCTACCAACTCAAACTCAAAGGAATTGATGTAGAACTTGTAACCGAATTTGCGAAAGATAAGCTATACGAACAGTCAAAACAAGCATTTGACAATCAAGCCTACATATTTGGCAAGCAGTTCTTCCGCATGTCAAGATTAGAAAAAGCCGTAGATGTTATTGTAACCGACTCTCCACTCATGCTACAAGCCTATTACGCAGAAAAATATGAGTTTCCTTATGCAGATGAACTTATTGCTCTTGTGCGCAAGGTAGTATCGCTTGAAAATGCGCGTAATTTCTTTTTGGAAAGGGTAAAACCATATAACCCTAAAGGTCGTTTTCAAACAGAAAACGAGTCTGACGAAATTGCCAATGAACTAAAAGCGTTTCTAAATACTCATGAAGTCAACTGCGCGCTCGTGGAAGGTAGCACCAAGGGTTACGACCATATTGTAACCCAGATACTTAATGGGATATAGTTTAACGGCTAGAATGTGTGGTTCATACCCGCAAGATATTGGTTCGAGTCCATTTATCCCAACCATGCGTTCGTGATGGAACTGGTATACATACTAGTCTTAGAAACTAGGTTCTGTGGGTTCGACTCCCACCGGACGCACCAAAATATGGGTCTATAGTTCAACGGATAGAGCAATGGTCTTCTAAACCATCGATTGAGGTTCGATTCCTCATAGACCTACCACTTTAATGCGCGTCTATGGTGGAATTGGCATACACAACGGATTTAAGCTCCGTCGCTTCGGCTTGGGGGTTCGACTCCCTCTAGGCGCACCACAACTATATGCGCTCATAGCACAAATGGATAGGGCAGCACACTACGAATGTGAAGGTTTGGGGTTCGAATCCTCATGGGCGCACCATTTAGAAAGGAACATTATGGAAAACTTATCACTAATTGATACAGAACACTCATATGGTTGGGGTTTTCTACACATCACAGATTGTGACAACCCAAACAAATCGCTACATGTGAATAGTATTTCATATATCAATTCAGCTTTTCCATATGACTTTACTTTAAAGTTGGGTCGCAATATAGTCGACTGCGCGCACTTGTGGACGCCATTCGATTTTGCCTATACGTTTGATTGTGAAGGCTACTCGCGCACATTGGTTTTAACACCAGATTGCGCATATTGCATCACACACCTAGATGTGCCATCAATTCATTCGGTAGAGGTAGATACTAACTTTATGTTTAGATTATTCTTCTACTTCTATGAAGAATTGCCTAAATGGGAAGATTTTTGGGACGAACCTATTAACGCCAAAATCTTACAAGAACTAGACAAAGTATATGATGAAGTAAAACATATATATAAAGGAGATATACTATGATTACAATTGGACTAATGGTTTTTTATGTGGTTGTGCTTGTGGCAATAGCAATACCCCATTTTAAGGTAAAACTACTTACCGAACCGCTGTATGCTTACATGAGCGCGGGGTTGGCTCTATTCTTCCAGTACACACTGGTTACTCGCTCAGTACAGTGCGCGCCAGTAGACTTTGGCACTATTTTTACACTCAAGGTGATGACTGCTCTCATAGTGCTTAGTGCATGGAGAAATGCGTGGGCGTCAAAACTTATGCTAAAGGCTAAAAACCCTAATGCCCCAATAACTCACCTAAAAGAATGGCACAGTTTCACTACATGGGTATTCATCTGTGTATTCATGCTCTACATGCTCTATGTAAACTGTTAATAAATATAATTCGAGTCACCTTTATGGTGGCTCTTTTTAGTTGTCTTATAAAAACCTTCCATTTTCTACTTATCTAGTGTGGAATACACACAGAAAGGAAGTAATTCAAATGGAACAAACAATAGTTCAAGTAGCAACTCAATTCCAAGTTCCCATTGTGGCAGCACTTTGCCTATGTGTAGGAAAAATTGTAAAAGATGTTCTACCTACTGACAACAAATGGATACCAGTTATTCTAGGTGTTGTAGGTGTGGCAGCAACAACTGCAATTCACTGTGGAGTTGACATAACATTTATCGTTCAAGGTTTGTGTTCTGCTTCAGTAGCGGTTTACGGACACCAAGTAATCACTCAACTTATTAAAAATCCAAAAGTTGGCTCTGGCGACAACCCAACAAAGGCAGCGACTCTACACGAAGAAAACGACCCAGCAGATGCGGAAGGAGAAGAAATCAATGGCTAATGGCACAGACATTATAAGCTATGCCAAACGCTTTGTTGGAGAAGGTTCTGCGCGCTTTAGTGATTGGTACTACGGTTCTACTCGCTATCGCGGTTGGGCATGGTGTAACGTTTTTGTATCGTACTGCATGATACAAAACGGACTTAACTTTAAGAAAACTGCATATGTACCTGACGCCGAAGCATGGATGGACAAAAACTACAGTTGGGTAAAGATGGGCGAGGCACAAGCAGGCGACATCATAATCTTCTGTTGGTCTGGCGCAGGTAACAATAGCGGCAGTGGCTCACGTGACCACATCGGATTCCTTATCTCCAATAATGGGAATGGCACGTTTACTACAATTGAAGGCAACACAAGCGGTAGTCAAGTAGCAATTAGAACTAGAAGTGCTAAAAACATACGCAAAATTTTTAGACCTACATATAGTTCAAGTGCGCCAGCACCTGCTCCAAGCGCACCGGCACCATCAGTTAGCAGTGGCGGTGGTAGCACAGGTATGTACTATGTAAATAGCCCAATCGGACTGAACGTACGTAGTGGTCCTGGTACAAACTATGGTGTTGTACAAACCCTAGCAAACGGCACCCCTATCAAAGTTTTAGAAGTTAGAAATGGCTTTGGTAGAAGTGAGGGCGCGCACGGTTGGTTATCTATGCAATGGCTATCTAGGTCTAGTGGAGGTTCAAGTGCGCCAAGTGCACCAAGTTCACGCTATGGAACTGGCATGTATCACGTTAATGCGCACGGTGGACTAAGAGTTAGAGCCGGTGCTGGTACAGGATACAGCATTGTGCAAAACCTACCAAACGGAACACCACTAAAAATACTCAAGGTCGCAGGTGACTGGGGTTACTCCGCAGGAGCGCGCGGTTGGGTACACTTAGGATACTGCCGACGCGGTTAGTAAATATGAAAGAGGGCAAAATTTGTCCTCTTTTTTATTTTGACTTTTTCTTAAATTTTTAGTATAATATTAGTATAAGGAAAGGAAATAAAACTTATGACACGCAAAGAACTAATTGAAAAATGGGCGAATTGGTGCAAAACACAAAGACATTGCATAGTTCAAAATGAAAATGTTTTTGTCGTAATTAATAACCATTTATATAGCATATATCTAGTTGAAGACTACATGCTAGACGATTATGACTGCGCGCTCATGAAAGTTTTCTTGCAAGCAAAACACAACGCAAAGGAAATTTTAGTAGAAACTTACTACGAAGTCAAATCTGAATTGTGGGTAAATTCCTTCCAAAAATTTGCAAACTATCAAAATTAATGATATAATATATATACAGTAAAGATAAGAAAACTTCTTGTCATTTTATTACCTCCTCAAATTTTGACAAACTATACTATTTATGATATAATAGTATAGAAGGGTTGGGAAAGCCATGAAATTTCCCAACCCACAGAAACCGAAATTTTGACAAACGGTAAAAACTATGATATAATAAATATAGTGAGGTGGAGCAGTGGCTAGCTCGTCGGGCTCATTACCCGAAGGTCGTGGGTTCAATTCCCACCCTCGCAACCAACCGAGTTTCGGTATTCCCCCTATTATGTGTCGCTATCTGTCCGTTTGAGTGACACATAAGGAGTGCTAACAACAACAGCCTCAACGTGGCGCACTCTTGGCAATTCTAACAATCTCGCTATTGTTACTAGCAAATGTTGTTGGTCGAAAAACTGAATAAAATGAAATGCTTTTAGTCATAAGAATTACAACTCTGTGTAAACGGTGTCGCGCAGATACCGCAGAGATATGTCGAACGCTAGGGTGGAAACAGCAAGGATACTTGCCACACCACTCTTCCCTCTATCGAAAGGTAGATGGACTAGACTAACAAGTCGAAAGCAAGATGTAGTGCGCGAGTTGTAGTGTACAAAGGTATTCCTCGTATTCGTGGGTGCAATAGAGGTGATTAACAGTCGCTGAATCCAAGTAGGTCAAAGGGTGGGAGATGAACGCCCCATCAAGCCTTGGAACGGTTCATAAGCCCATTAGCCGTGAACCAACGAAAGTTGGGTATAAGAATAGAGGAAGTTCGAGTAGCCTAAGGCTTTCTTTAAGGAAAAGCTATTCAAAAATCTGATGAAAATGTTTTATCTTTTGGTGAATTGCAGGTGAAAGTTGAGAGTTTACAATCTCTTTAGAGCGGTGTGTTCTTCGGAACAAGGATAGAAAAGTAACTGGGGTAGCTCCCCTATGCTCACAGCTATCTTCTCTATGACTGAACATGTATGTGGCAATAATCGGCGTAAGGCGAAGGTCTGTAGTTTTTATGACTAAGAGCATTTCATTCAGTTTTGGCAGTCATTATAAAATGGCTGTCTTTTTTTTACTTTTCTATAAGAAAAGGAGCAATTAATGGGTAACAGTTTTTTAATACATACTAATGTCGGCTATGCGCCACCAATGCCTAACATATATGGGGGCGATAGCGATTTAGAAAAACAACTTCAAAAGAACCTAATTGGCGCGCTTGCAGCCGAGCAAAAGTTTTATGATATGTTGGGGTGTGCAAATATTATGGACTTTATGCGCAAGTATAATGAAATGATGAGTTCGCTGAATAAAGATGCAAGAGTTTTAAAACAATTATCAAGCGTTAATATTAGAGAACGAATTTTGAATAAGTATCAACGTGGTGGTGCAACTGGCGCGCAGGACGAAGTCATCGTGCTAACTGCCACTGGCGCGCACGTGGATGCAATTACACAAGCGTTGCGTTCCATTAAAATTAACCAAAAGATAGGTGACCTTATTATCACTGGTAGTGTTGATGGGGAAGTTCCACTAACGTTAAAACCTAATATTCAGTCGCTTAAAGCTATAGCAAATGCACTATCAAAGGTATCGTCGCAGAAAACCTCACGATATAAAACCTCTTCCTCAAGTGCGCGCAATCGTGCGCAAATCGAAGACACTATCACGAGCGCGCTAGCGGAACTTAATACCGACGACTCGTTTGTCGACGTAGCAATTGGGCGCAGTGGTAATCTCGAACAAACCGCGCGCAGTATTGTGGAAGCAGAAGAAAACTTCAACCCCTACAATATAACACCGGCAGAATTTAAGGCAAAACTCAACAATCCTGCAACCCACGACGAAGCAATACGAATAGTCCGTATGATAATGGACGACCTACGCACTATCTATTCCCAAGGTTCACCAATGCTCCAACTTATTGCCCAACGCATGATACGCGACCAAGTAGATATAATAGACCTATTCTGCCGCACTGGTAGGCTAGAACAAAGCATATCGGGCGGTTTCGGAGAGTTCCAAGCAGCACTCATATTGGAGTATGTAAAAAACTTCTTCCCTAATGCAAAGTCACTTCCCTCTCAAATGGTAAAGTTTGTAGGAAACCAACTCACTGCTAGTGGAGCGCGCGCTCCTGTAGACCTTCTTCTATTTGAAATGTTTGGTGTACAAGTTAAGAACTTTGAATTTATGAGTTCTATTACTACTTCAATGCCATTAATGGACGTGCCTGTTGTGAGCGCGAATCGACAGTTACAAGAATACATTGCTACAGGTTCTGTATTATCCGATGCTCCAATTGACGTGGGCGCTCTTACCTCAATGATAGAACAAAACGCAAGTGCTTTCATGCCATTAGCAATGTCACCGCAACTAGAACTAGGACAAATAACCAAAAATAGTTTCTTTATGTTCAATGGCAATATTGTGCCAGCATCACAAATTATTATTGGTATCCAAACCGGCATAACCGAAGCCAAAGCATCACTTGCGGGACTGCGTCATGGTGGAATTTCTACAGAAGAGTTTATGGAAGTTGTGCATGGTGCGCCAGTTGGTGCAGGTGGTGGTTTATTTGCAGAGTCTATGGGATATACGGTGAGAACACGTAGTTACCCTCGTACAGGGGATTGGGTTGGTACCGCGCAAAATATAGCCGAAGCACAAGCCATTTTGAACGCAATAACTGTTAAAATTACAATCCAAATAAGGCAATTTATACAAGGGAGTTTTAATTAAACTCTCTTGACTTTTTATTAAAATTTTAGTATAATAAAGGTAGAGAAAGAGAGGTAGTACCATGCGTAAGAAAAATAAGGAACATGACCTTAAAAAGAGATATCTCGGTAGGGGACTATATCCATCACAACTTACGGTTGAAGTTGATGAGAAGAAATTTCAGCGACTTAAAGATACATTTAAGTTTAGGGTTGAGGTTAAAAAGCACACACATGCGCTATCTCACACAGATTGGTCTACAAAGGAAGTAAAAGAACTCGCGCGCCAAGATGGATGGGGCAACTTTCATACACTAAGTAGGTGGAACCCAAATACTGGCAAGCATGAAAACTACTTTGTGCGCCACTTATATAAAATTGTAATTTATTATGGTATTAGAGAAGAAACGTATTATACTAATTGTATCCTAGTAGAAGGAACCTACTATCTAACCTACAACGAACTGCGCACCTCAATGGGAATTAGTAGTTCAGCAGTTAAGCGTTATTTACGCCATATATGCATGTTTAGACATCGTAAATCTGCGCCAAAGTCATGGGATAATGAGTCCAATCTATTTGACAAAGTGGAAGTAACTCGTAATCGCAGTAAGTTGCATCAAGACCTAAAGAAAATTACGCTTGACAACCTTGATGATGATACAGACCTATCAACTTCCAAAAACCTATACGAAAAGACAGATTGGATTTATTAAAAATCCATGAGCGCGCAGTCATAAAGGAGTGTCATGAAATGGGGAAAAAGAAACGAAAATCAATACCAACCACACAACCTAAAGACAAAAATTTAGGTGGCAATTGTGGAACTATAAGTGCGCGCGACCTACGTACCCACTCAAAGGCGCGCATGGATAGCACTATGATGTCCCGCGCGCACGGAGATTTTGGATACAATAGACGCAAAGCAAAAGCAGAAGTAAAAAGGGAAATAGATACATATATAAAATAGAAAGGAGAAGTCCAATGGGTAGATTATTTGTCACTGGTGATACACATAGCACCATTGATTGGAAAAAACTGAATACCAAGAATCAGGAAGAACAGCGCAACCTAACTCGTGATGACCATCTACTCATTGCAGGCGACTTTGGTGCGCCATGGGTAGTGGGTGAAAGCGCAGAAGATAGATATGTACTTGACACATACGAAAACAGAAATTACACAACTCTATTTGTTGATGGAAACCACGAAAACTTCCATGCACTAGCGCAATATCCAATTGTAACTTACAAGGGCGCGAAGTGCCATCAACTGCGCGCTCATGTATTCCATGTGATGCGTGGTGAAGTTTTAGAACTGGGCGCTCATGTAATTTGGTGTATGGGTGGTGCAAGGTCTACAGATATTCACTATCGTACTACCGGTGTAAATCATTGGGAAGAAGAAGTTCCAAGTTACCAAGAACTAGAATATGGGGCAGAAACACTACGCGCTAACATTGAGCGCATAAATATGATAGTCACGCACGATGCGCCAGACCAAGTCATTGACGCCATCGATAAGTACAGACTACCATATACTGACCCTAAAATGGCGGTTATGCCAAACTATCTACAATTTATTCTTGATGAAATAGGAGATAGAAAAGCTGTAAAGTGGTATTTTGGACACTACCATATAGACCAAAATTTTCAACTGCGCGCTCATGAGTTTTACGCAATGTATAATAGAGTTTTAGAAGTTTAAGAGTAGGTAAATTTTACCTATTCTTTTTAATTGCAATAAAATAAAATTTGGAGTATAATATATATAGATAAAAGAGAGGTAAAAATAATGAGCAAGGCAGATTTTATAGGTAAGAAGTTTTATGATATAGAGTTAAATAAAGAGTTCGTGATAGAAGATGTTATTATCACAAGCATATATAATGAATACTTTTACCTATGTCGTGACGCATCTTATGAGAGCAACAACTATGTGATTAGAAATGCTGACTATATTCACTGGGCGCTGAACGATATTGAAATGGACGTATAAGATACGTATGATGGAATAAAATTTTGACTGCGCGCTCATGAGTTGTGCTTGTATGAAAAGGGAATATAAAAATGACACTACAACAATATGAATATGCACTAGGTCACGTAATTCGCACTAAGGCAAGTTTGGTTGCTCCTGACCACTTGTCAGTATATGTGTATGGTGAATATGTGAGTCTAATCACACGTGAACAATACACAGAGCAAGACATGAGCGCGGACTTACTACATTCAATGTTATGTAGAGCCTATGCGCATGGATATGACAATGGAAGATTTTAGTAAATTGGTTAACCATATAGAATAAAGGTAATATAAAATGAGCAACATCAAAATTTTTACAGATAACATCGAACCAAAGGCACTAGAGCAAGTGTACACACTCACAAAGCAAGATGCCTTTGCCGATTGCAAGGTGCGTATTATGCCTGATGTTCATGCGGGCGCAGGGTGTGTAATAGGCTTTACTGCTAACTTGGGTGACAAGGTTATTCCTAACATTGTAGGAGTAGATATTGGCTGTGGTATGCTGACAGTAGAACTTGGCAACATCGACCTTGACCTAGAAGCACTTGACAACTTCATCAATGCCAATATCGCAAGTGGGTTCAATGTGCGTCAAAACGTAGCGTATGAGTTTGACCTAACCGAACTTAGATGCTACAACGAATTAGAAAACGTACCTCGTTTGGCGCAGTCACTTGGAACACTAGGTGGTGGAAACCACTTTATCGAGATAGATGTCGACTCCAATGGCAACAAGTACCTCATAATCCACACAGGTAGCCGTAATCTTGGTAAGCAAGTAGCACAGCTATACCAAAACAAAGCAATCCACAACATCAAGCAATTTCTACCACAGCGCAAGAGGGAACTCGCGCAGCAGTATAAGACAGAGGGTAGAGAACATGAAATTGCAGATGCGCTTGCACAACTACCAACACCAAAGATACCAAAGGAACTATGTTACCTAGAGGGCGCAGACAGAGATAACTATCTCCATGACATGGAAATCTGCCAAGCGTGGGCAAGCATTAATAGACACCTTATCGCTAGAGACATCTGCGCGCACTTGGGTTTTGTGTATTATGCTCTACCTAACTTTGAAACTATCCACAACTACATCAATTTCAACGACAACATCACTCGCAAGGGCGCTATCAGCGCGCAAAAGGGAGAAAGGGTACTTATCCCACTCAACATGCGCGATGGTTGCATACTAGGAGTTGGTAAGGGCAATGAAGATTGGAATTGTTCTGCACCACATGGCGCAGGTAGACTATATAGCAGAGGTACTGCAAAGCAGATTCTTACTATGGAAGAGTTTGAAGCAAGCATGGAAGGAATTTACACCACAAGTGTAACCGAAGGCACGCTAGATGAAAGTGCTATGGCATACAAGCCAATAGATAAAATTTTAGATAAAATTGGTGATACAATAGATATCGTTGATATTTTAAAGCCAATTTATAACTTTAAGGCTCACTAGAACAATTCACGAGCGCGCAGTCATAATTTTATTCAATCCGAAGTTGACTGCGCGCTCTTGTAAGGAGAACACAATATAAAGGAGAATTAAAAATGATTTTTCAGTATAAGGCAGTGGTACAGTACGAAGGACAGGACGAACAGCAAGTAGGTTTTATTACCTCTCCTTCTTTTGCGCAGGCATCAGCGCAGTTAATCAATTGCTTCGGTGAGGACGCTCTAATGAACTATGCAATAGATGCAATTGCACCTGACGACTTCATTATTCTTGGTGGTAGGCGTGCGACGGAAGTAAATCAATTTGGTGACATTATAGCAGCGAACGCAGTATGGTAGAAAATTACGTCTGCGCGCCCTTGTAAGCAAAACACAACACAAGGAGTAACTATGAGATTATTAAAAGACTACACAGAAGAAACGATAATTAATGTAGATGCCATTTCTACAATTTACATTAAAGCTGAAAGTGTGTTCGCGCAACATAACCCACAACAGCGTCCAATATATACTTTATCTTGTGAACTAATTGGAGATAATCAGCCAATTTGTTTATTTTCTGCAGATTATGATGTTGTTAAGTATTACACACGCAAACTCGAACTAGCTTTAGTTTCATCTGGCGATAATGAAATTATTGCAATTAGTGAACTATAAATGGGAGAAAACGGATATGAATAAACTATATGTACTATGCGAAATGCCTGAGTCGTTCTATCGTACCGCAGCACTCTTCACTATCCAAACAGCCATGCATGACGCCAACGAAGATATTGTGGACGCAGATGTGTGGGATTTAGACTTTGAACTAGACACAAAACAAACAGAAGGCAACTACCTAAGTGCCACTTTCATATTCGGCGAAAGCTACGACCCTAGTGAAATCAATTGGGACTTAACAATGGACGCAGTTGAAGAATACTGCGGTGCAATGGGAATTACAGTATATGTAATGGCAAATAAATAAGTACTATTGCATAGTAAGAAAGAGGTATAAAAATGATTTACGCATACAAAGTGCAAACTGCATACGAAAAAGATGAATTTTGCTATTAGGGCTTCATTTGTGCAGACTCTTTTGTAGAAGCCTCTACTCAAATTGAAGATTACTTTAAAAACGAATTAGAAAGCTTTTCTTTAAACCTCATTGGCGCAGAACCATTCGTTATTCTTGATGGGTCTCGCAAGGAAATATGTGCAGAATTTCAAAAGGCTATTGAAGAGGAAACTATTTGGTAGCGGTTCAAAAATTATGTGCGCGACAGCAACATGGGTATTTTTATGACTGCGCGCACACGTAAGCAGAACATAATTTTAATATGAAATTTTAGTTTTCTTTTTAATTGAAGAAAACTTATTTTTTTGGTATAATATATATAGAAAAAAGAAAGGGGAATTTAAAATGGATAAGTGGGAAGAAAGAATGGCGCAATTTAATCTATCTGAAGAGGAAAGAGAAGTATTTCATCTACGTTGCGATGATGCTTACAAAAAGGGATATATAGATGGACTAATGAGTTTTCATTATAATTTATATGAAAATTCTCCATATAAAAGTGACTATGAAGAAGGCTACTTTGATGGACTAATGGACAGTTAAAATCGTCGAGCGCGCAGTCGCATGGAAGTCATTTATGACTTCGCGCTCGTGTAAGAAAGGAGTAATTTTATGACATACTATGTAGTTGTATTTGTATTTGTGGTTGTTGGAATTGCACTCGCCACTCTAATCGAAATGGACGCAGAACTAGACAATCCCAATTCAAAGCGCACACCATCTCAAATTTTTATTCAAAATCTAATTCTATTTGGTATAGCTTGTCCCTTGCTAGGAGTAGCAATTCAGCATTTTACACAATGGTAAAACTAAAAAATAAAGTCCAAAATTATTTTTTTCTTCTACTAAGTTGAATAAAACTAATTTTTTTTGTATAATATATATAGAAAGAAAAAGAGAGGAAAATTAAAATTAAAATGAATATAATCAGGTTTAGGCGCGCAATTGAGGCTGAATTAGATAATAAAGAAATGGATACTAGGTTTCTAGCAGAACTAAATAGATTATGTGATGACTTACAATCCGATGGCGTAGATTTTATCGAGCTATATGCTGAAGTTGTTGATTTTTCTTCTAACTATTGGAGTGAAACCAAAAGAAAGGTTTTTAAAACTTACCAATTCATAATGAAAACTTTGTATGGAGAAGATGAGGAGTAAAAATGGCTATATATTCAATTAGAGTTAGTTGCAATGATGTCACACCTAGCGAAATAGTTACTGAGTACATAAGCGCGCCAAATTTTTCAACCGCAATGCGCCTAGGACTTGCGCACTTTGAAGATAGAGAACTCGAATTGTTTCATTGTGAAGAAATTGACACCAAAACACTACATCTTAGACTTATGCTCGCAGTAGTTAATGATAGTGAAAATGAGAATGATAAATCGTCAGAAATACTAGAAATAGGAAGTGCGCTAATGCAGGAAATAAACAACCTCAAAAGCCAACTTTCCGCCATGGAAGTAAAACATGACTGCGCGCTCGACGAAGCAGACGAAGATTTTAAAACAGCCAAGTGTGGTGATATATACGAACTAGGCTATGCAGATGGGACAAATGGATTCAATGTACGCGACACCATCAATCCAGAACTTCGACACATTTACGACCGTGGCTTCGTAGATGGACAAAAAGATGCGAGGTCAAAATGGTACTAATCAAATATATCCCTAGCAATAGTAATAATCTATTGCGTTGTAAGTGAAAAGGACTAATAAAATGATACTAACTACAACTGAACTGCGCAACATTATCGAGCGCGCAAGCGACAAGCTATCCGATTCTCTTCTTGCTCAAGGAGTGTTCGCCCTAATGGATACCATGGTAGACGAAATGGAGTCTGTTGGGTGGAAAGGCGACACAACTGACGAAGCCTTTGAACTACTAGCCAACACCTTCAAACGCCTAAGTGCAGAATATCGTGAAACCGTAACCGTTTTTACTGACGAACTACGAAAGGAAAAAGGCATTTATGACCCAAGCATCAATTAAGTTTGATTACATGAGCGCGCAGTCAAGTCACACCGAATTACTTGAACTAGAATGGGATACTGAAATTGAAAATGTGGATGACCTTATAGTACGATTACTTGAATTTTTGGACGCGCGCTCATGTGAGCAAGATTGTCACCATGTGTATATCTCATCTAAAGGCGAAAGTCCCTACATTGAAATTATCAACCGCGCGCACAAAAAGGTTGGGTTAATTTACAATCTGTGCTATAAGTTCGATACTAACGAAAGTGTAGCTTTTAAAAAGCTACCGTAAGGGGAAACAAAATGGAAAAACGCATTATCATATTCAGATTTGATACTCTATCCCATATTCAATGCTATTCTAGTGAGGTTACGCTAAAGGTAGATGCCACTAAAACCCCAATGGAACATTGGGAAGACTATCTTGCGCTATTGCCACTAGATAAGCATTATCAATGCATACTATCTACTTCAACTATTGACAACAAGTCATATGTCACATATGTAGATAGATTTAGTGGGGAAGTTATCCAGTCACTACAAGTAATCAGATATAGGTGGATAAATGAAAAGAATTTTCAGTTGCTCTAAAAAGAAAGTCTCAAAGCCATATAATGCTGTAGAAATGGCTAGACTAATGGTCTATATGGCTCGACCACAAAAAGTCTATATAGATGTGCGCGAATTAGACAAACTACTGTTTTTGGCACAAAGCTACTATTACATTATAAACCGCAGTTTTCTTTTTACTGACACAATATATGTGCGTGATGAAGAACTATATATTCCTGCTGTGCGCAAACTTTACCATAGTTTTGGTAATTCATACCTAGTACAAAGTAAACAGTATGTAGAGTTTAATGAAGAAGACCCATGGGCATCAAAATGGAGATATGTTGATGTGGATGCCTACCCTGTAGAGGTTATCAAAACCATAGACGATGTAATTGATATGGTTAAAGTACACGGTATTCCCGATTTAGTGGGTGGCTTTATTCCAACTAATGAAACCATACTAACGCCCTACACAATTGCTCGTTTACTTTACACACTTTAAAAGACATGAGCGCGAAGTCATAAAAATCTTCAATCCGACTGCGCGCTCGTGTAAGCAGAATATCAAAGGAGAATAAAACTAATGAACTATGCTATCAACTTTTATGATGAAAACGGCACTTTAATAGAAAAGGTATCAGTCACTGGTAGAGTTCCTCTTATTGGAGAGGAGATTGTAAATATTAGTTGCGAAATGTTTAAGGTAGTAGAAATACTCAATATCGTACACAATACTGAAATGGTAACTTGCGTAGTAAATGCAAAGCTTATGATATAAAATTATGACTGCGCGCTCGTGTAACCAATCTTGGGTACAGCGTGGAGAGAGAAAAAAGATAGGAGTTAAAATGAAAGTACAAATCACATATGACTATACAAATGCAGATGTCGAACGCAAAGTCTACGACGAAATGGACTATCTTGGCTCTATTGCCGAAGACAACTTTGAAGAGGATATTGCTAACCTTGTAGTAGCGTGGCTAAAATACCGCGACCTTTGCAACGGCACAACTCACAATTGCGAATATGATTTTCTTGGTAATGAAATGTTTTTTGAGGAGTTTAAAGGTGACGAAAAAGTGGGTACATTGGCTGAGATAGAAATTGAAATTCCTAGTAAGCAAGTTATTCTTAAACTGTAGAAAACCCAAGAGCGCGCAGTCGCAAAGATTTTCCATAAATTTTTATAGGTCTGAAATTTTCCAAAAATTTTTCAGGCTTATTTTTTTGCGTAAATTTTTTGGGTAAATTATTTTATTGTGCAATTTTGCACAAATTTATGACTGCGCGCTCATGTAGTTATGACTTAAATTTTCGACTGCGCGCTCATGTAAGCAAGTGTGTAATTTTTGGGTAGAAAAACTTAAATTTTTGGCATCGAAATTTTGTAGGGTGCTAGGCTTTTTCCTACTTTCTAATGTAAGAAAGACAGGAGTTATATCATATATTATATATAGGGCTTGTAATTTTTTCTTTTTTCTTTCCGAAAAACCCTTTCCCCCCTCGGGGGGAACGTGCCCACCGAGCGTAGCGCGTAGCGCGTAGCGATGTGTGGGCGCTTAAAGGGGGGTAGGGTTGGAGCGAGCGTAGCGAGCTCCAACCCGTTCGTGTAAGCCTTCTTGTAAGCGGGCTGGCGCTCGTGTAATTTTCTTGTAAGTGGCTTCGCGCTCGCGCTCGCGCTCGTGTAAGCCTTCTTGTAAGCTACTTCACGTTAGTGTATTTTTTTTTTTTTTTT